AAGAATTTAATGTCAATTAATCAAATATTATTTAATCAAAATTCCAGTCATTTATTTTGCCCACTAGCTTGATTTCACATATTTTGTAGTTGGGTTGGTATGACTGGAAGGACCATAATGTTTAGAACTATTATTTGACAAAAATTTTACATGTGAAGTATAATTAATTTTCTAAAATAAAACCGCCAACAGAATAAAATCTTGAAGGCGGTAATTACACTTAGTTTGCTTTTTATGCTTTCCTACAATAAAACTGGTGTCCACTTATCTCTTTTACCATGTCCATATTATAACTCCATGAAGGCTTTTTAAACGCTGTTCCATCATAATGAGTTACACATGTAGGAATTATTCTCTCTTTTCTACCATTCTCAATATCATATAAGTGTGTGTAAACCATTTTTGTCAATTCATACACTTTTTTGGGATGTTTATATATGTTTTTATAATTTCCATTTCCCTTCAAATATGAGAATTGTTTGTTTTGATGTACTACTTCACAAAATGTATCTGGATAGTCTTTTGAATTTGCTCTGTTTACTATTACTTCTATTATAGCTTTCTGCCCTTCTATAGGCTCTCCAATGGCTTCTCCAGCGATAGCATCCACAATACATTCTATATTTTGTGAACCGTATTTATCATCAATTTTTGTGTCTATATAATTTACTCCTAACGCATTGACACAAAATGTATTTATAATTATAGCAAGTAGTGTAGCTAATAGTAAATTGTATAATCTCCGAGGAACGAAGGTTATACCATAGATTTTTGGTTTGTTCATAATTTATATCTCAATCAAAGTTCCTGTGTTATCTATTAAAGGATTAGTGATGCTATACGATCTTTGCAGACCCTTACATCACCACAAGATGTCTTTGATAACATGTAAATTACCATAAAATCAGTCAATAGTCAAATCATATATTGTTACTATAACTGAAATTAATTCTTATCACTGAAAATTAGATGAGATAAGATGTATTTAATAGAACTAATTAATTATGTTTTAAATGGAATTAATTAAACTTGTATAATTTGCAGTAACCATCTGAATTTGAAGTACCACCCTTTTGACCCCAAGCAGATGTATTAGTGCTCAAATCAATATAACACCAAGCACCGCCACCATTAAAACCGTATCTATCTCCACCTTGTCCTACACCCCAAGATCCACCAGGCCCTGTAGTTGGTGCATATTGAGGCCAGTTAGTACTAGGACCACCACTACCATATGCTCCACCACCTCCTCCTGCTGTTCTGTTATCTCCATTGTTACCAGTAGATCCACCAGAACCACCACATAAAACAGCAGCATATAAGTGTCCTAAATTTATACCAGATACAGAGAAAGTACCAGATGATGTAAAGTTTCTAGACCAGTTTGAATTTGTCATTGTAGATACTTGAGTTGCATTAGGATTACCAACTAAAAATCCAGATCCGCCAGCACCATGAGCAGCATCATTATGAACTTTGTTTCTTCCATTATTAGCTGCACCACCACCGCCACCACCGGATTCATCATGACCCATTCCACCACATCCACCCCAATAATCTGTAGGTTCTGGGTATCCTGTGTTTATACTTTTAGATCCAGACCATAATAAACATACAGAACCTTTGAACATAAATATTGCTTTAGATGTTAGACCACCACCCTGAGTAGAAAGTCTTCCATCATTTGAATATCCTGAACCTCCACCCATAACTTCAACGTAATACCACCCATCAGCAGTTATTGTATATGTTTTATATTGTGCCCCAGATGTTGATTCTAATAGTGTTTTTGATGTAGCTGGTGCGGTTTCATTTACTGGTAGTGCTGCTGTCAAAGATACTGATATTGTTTGATTACTTGTTACAGTTACAGTATTAGTTACAGAAACATATCCTCTCTTTGTAACAGTGTAAGTAACAGAAGTATTATATGGAACAGTACAAGTCTTACCAGATATAGTACCAGTGTTGAAAGTTACTGATCCGTCTGTTGATATTGTTAGTGTGTAATTTTGTTTATCTAGATTTGGTGCTGTAATTGTTGCGTTTTGAGTTACTCTATATGTTTGATTGCTTTTAGTTACATATCCAGTTCTTGAAACATTATAGCTAACAGTTGTATCATAAGGAACAGTTATAGAATTACCGGAAACAGTACCAGTAGTATTAAACGTAATTGTGGCATCATTGGGGGAGGTTGGTTTGTTTACTGTTAGTGTGTAATTCTTCTTTGTAAGTGATACTGATAGATTTTGTGTTGAATTTACTGTTACTGTATTAGAAGATGTATTATAACCAGTCCTTGAAACAGAATAAGTAACAGAAGTACCAGGATCAACCATTATAGAATTTCCAACCTGACTAAATCCACTAGCAGTCAAAGTTACAGTAGAATCAGATGGTGTTGGAGTTACTGTAAATGTATATTGTCCTATTAAACTTATTGGTAGTGTTTGATTGTTTGTTAATACTATTGTTCCAGTTTGAGTTACATATCCACTTTTAGTTACAGTATAATTTATAGAAGAATTATAGTTTACTGTTATGGAATTTCCAACTTGAGTATATCCAGTGCATTGTAAAGTAACTGTTGCATCTGATGGTGTTGGTTGTATAATTAGTTTTATGGATCTAGAATAAACAAGAGTATTAAAATGGTATATCTCATTAACTGGACTATTACCATAGAATATGTCTTTTATCTGTGAAGATCCATGAAATAACTGCATAATATAAATTCTATTAGTTGACTATAAAATAAAATACATTTGGGTCTGGATTCGCTGGTAATGCACTAACAACTTGAAACATTGACACATCAGCTTTTGCATTGAACATTTCTGCATTTATTCCAGCAGTATTTACAGTGGCTGTTTGAGTGAATTCACAAACATAAAAATATAAATACATCTGTGTAGCTGGTGATTGAATTGTGTTAGAATTACCATAAATAGAAGATGAACGTGAAGCATTGAAGTTCACTGAATGTTTTCTACCATAATTTCCATCATGGCCCCAAGAATCATTACCTTCGTTGGTAATATTAAGAGTAAAAGCACCTGTACCACCAATGCCTTGTATATTATCTCCTAAAGATTCAAAAACTAAATCACCAGTAATGTTTGGTGCACCTGCTGCAACATATTTACCAACAGTATCACGAACACCTACTACACTATGAGTTGTTCTTGGTAATTTAAATCTTGTATTCGCAGTATCTAAAATATAATACCATGCGATACCAGTATTTTGAAAGATAGTACCAACATTTGATTCTTGATTTGCAGGACAAATTTTATGACCATCTGTAGCTAAATAAAAAGATATTGTTGTTCCAGCAATAGTTTCTGTTTGTAGTGTTTTACCATTTATATCATCTGCTAAATGTTGATAAGCAACTTGATATGTTGTTCCATCATGCCAAGTAAATGTATCAGCTCTTAACCATTCAGCTTGATTTACCTGATGATCTGCCCACTTCCAATCAAATAAATACAAAGCACTTCTATTTATATCACTTCCACCACCAGCAACAATTCTACTTCCAAGTCTTATACTCATTTTTTGTTCCTTTATGATCTTCTACGCCATACATTTACAACATAAGCTGATGGTCTAACAGTATTACTTTTACTATAAATATTGTTGTTTGCGGATGCATTTGATGTTGTTAAGGTTACTGTTTGATCGCCATCTTCTTGATAAAAAACACTATAAGTTCCACCACCCCAATGCCCAAAATGACTAATAGTGTGATTATGATCTGGTAATCCAGCTTCAACAGTGTTTGTAGCTGAATATGTTTCAGAACTTCCACCACCAACTAATTTGCCACTCGCTAATAAATAACGTCCTTCTATTTTATCCCAAACAGATCCTGTAATTAATGTTGCCATAGGACATGTACTTTGGGTTCCAATATAAATAGAACCAACTGGATAAACATCTCCCAACATACCTTTTAAAACATCTTTTACATGTTTTGTTGTTGCTATTTTATCATCATCATATGATGTTCCAACAGTAGGTGCTGTTGCATAAGCAAAATTATTATTTGTATCATAATAAACACCAACACCAGCATGTGTACCGGAATCTGCTGTATTTTTTATAGCATTGAAGTAACCACAAACAATATTATTAGTATCAATAGACCACTCTAATGTACCAATTCTTGTATGCTCCCAACTAGAAGATGTGCTATAATTACTATCATTTGCTACAATGGACCACCAAAGTTGTTGGGCAGGAGCAGAACCTTTTGTAAAATCTGTCCTATACAAAACTTCCCAATTTCTTGTTCGTTCACCTGCTGCAAAATTTTTGACACCATTTATTTCTTCTTCACCAGTCTTTTTTACATAATCATCTAAATTTAATTGACCACTATCTGTACTAATATCATCTGTAATAAAACAAAACCAGTCTGGGTGATTAGTTGCTATATCTTGTGCTATATATTCTGCCTGTGTACCAATCCAATCAAATTTTTCAGCAAGAGCACCTGAAGCATTATTTTGATTAGCAACAGAGTCCACTTGTAAATCATAAACATCTCCGTGTAATTGAATTTGTTTTATTTTACTGTTTGGCATTTTTATTATTCCTTTTTACTAGTCCAGATTGAATTTAGTTACACACATTACTAATTTTTCTTCTTTTTGATTTGATGATTGTAATGTTCTAGCTATAATTTTTTCATTTTCTTTTGCTATTCTACCTACACCTGGAATTTCACTAAGAGTTATAGGATCGTTTTTATTTACTTCACCAATTATTCTTACAGGTGTTTTTCCAGATAGAGCAATTGGTTGAGCGTCATCTAAATTATTATCAAGAACATATCCAGGTCTATCAGAAATCACACCATTACATTTATCATCAGCGATTGTTATATCTTTTTCTCCTCCAAATTTTATAAGAGTACCTGTTGGATATTTTTGATCTGATTGATATTTTTCTGCTAAGTCTGCTAAAGATCCATGAAAAGTATCAGCATAAACATCATTAGTATAAACATTAGGAGGAAGCAAACAATTACCATCAGAAGTTACCACAGCTTGATATTGTGTGTTTCCTTTGTGTGCTTGTATTGCTATTGCGTTCTCACCATTTGTTTGTTTTTCTGTAAAGATTCTAGATAACAACACATCATTTTTATCAACACCATCTATAAAGTTTGAAAAAATATTGCTTCCAGGTGTTTGTGTGTTATCTATAGTTTGTGATTTTGTTACTAATGATACCTGATTCGCATTTGATCTAAAAGTCTTTGTACCAGTTATAGTCTCATTCAATTCTTTGTGTATAAACGCTGTATCTATTTCACTCTTTGTATATACACTCAATCCACCTTCAACATCATCAGTAATATAACAAACCCAATCAGGATGCAAAGTTTCTATATTTTGATCATCATATTGCTGTGCTGTCCCTATCCAATCATAAATAAAAGGTGTACCAGAATTACTTCCATTATGATTTACTCCACCCTTTCCACATATATCATAAACATCACTACTATATTGTAATTCTGTAACTATATTATTTGGCATCTAATTCAACCTTTCAACTAATTCAATATCAATCTTTTATTTGTTGCATCATAAGTAAAAACGTTATTTAAGTTAGGTAAATTACTCCAAGTATGTACTCCATCTCCAACCTTTATCAATTGAGCATCTGAAGCATATCCTAATTCACCATCACACAACACTAAATCAGAATGTTCCCACTCATCTTTCGTCTTTATAAGCTGTGTGTGTCTTACATCTTGTGACATATCATTCTCCTTAAATCTTTATATAATAGAACTAATTTATACTATGCTGCAAAACCATATACAACCCAATTGACTTGAATTGTTCTTACTGCACCTGTATAATTTCCTGTACCGTCAAACCAAAACGTTGATACTGTTCTGCTTGGATTATTTGTCCATGCAACAGGCCAAGCATTTGTATTACTGCCAGGACAAACAAGAACTTGATAATTTGTATCTGCCATTTGCATCGGTAAAGTAACAGTCATACTTGAACCTGAATTATCCATTGTTTTTGTGCCACCTTGTTCTACCCAACCAGATTTATATAACCTATACCATTCATAATTATTTTCTGCTGTTGGTCTCTGCCATTCAACAACATAATCAGCAGTAGCTATTGGAGTGTTTGATAAATCCAAATCAGCTTTGTTATTAAATAGATTTGCATTCAATCCAGCAGTATTAGATACAGAAGATTGATTGAAACAACCCATAAAGAAATAAAGATACATCTGAGTTGAACGTTCTCTTACTGGGGCATTATCTTTATATGTTGCAGATGAACGTGATGCATCAAAACCAAGACCAACATTTTGGCTGTTAGATCCCCCAGATGTTATATTGGTAGAACCACCTGAATTATATATTGCACCACTAGCTTCTAGAAGATTATCACCCCACTTGTTTGCAATCCATTTACCAGTAATGTTAGGTAAACTTTCAGGTACATATTCACCAACAATATCTTTTAATCCTGAAAAACCAAATTTTGTTCTTGGAAGTTTAAATCTTTGATTTGTAGTATCTATTATATAATACCAAGCAACACCAGTAGAATTATAGATTGCCAAAACTTCATCTTCTTGTGATGCTGTGCAAATTTTATGTCCATCAGGTGCTAGTCTATAATAAACAGTTGTACCAGCTATTACATCATAATTGGGATTATTTCCTACTTCATTCCATTCATCCAGTAAATGTTGGTAAGCCAATGAATATACTTGTCCATCTTGCCAAGAGAATGTATCTGTCCTAACCCATTGTAGATCATTTATTTGATGGTCAGCCCATTTGAAGTCAAACAAATCATGTGTTAGACTTTGACCTGCTGCTAAAACTCTATTTCCTTGTTTTATACTCATTTATTTACCTCTTATGCTGCCATACCTTTAACTTCCCAAACAAACGAGTTTCCTACTGCATTACCACTTGCATAACCAGCACTTATAAAGCCGGTAGTAGATTGAGATTCAACACCATCATTATTATATGCATTTGTATCACCTATTCCTTTTGGCCTGGTGACAGATATAAAGTTTATAGCATTCGCCATTTGTATAGGGTAAGTAATAGTTACTCTATTAGAAGTAACAGAATCCCATTGATAACTTCCACCTTGTTCAACCCATCCTGATTTGTAAAGCCTATACCAAGTATAATTGTTTTGTGCTGTTGGTGCTTGATATTCAATTACATAATCTATCATATTACTGTTTTGAAAATCTCTATCTGCTTTATTATTTAGAGCTTCAAATACTGCACCTACATTGATTTGACTCATTTTATTTACTCCTTTACGCTGCGAAACCTTCTACTTTCCATTGGATTGGGCTAGTTGTACCACTTATTTTTCCATTCAATGCCCACAACCGTAATGATATTTGGGTTCTACTTACTGCAACTATACGAACTGTACACCAACTAGATAATTCAACAGCTGTGGCACCATTTGTAACTGAAAAGTAGTGTTCATTAGCCATTGTAACTGGTAGATTTATATATTTTTCAGGTGCTGCTTCTGAATTGAATGTTACAGTAGTTTCTCCACCTTGTTCTATCCAACCTGAAGAATATTTACGGTACCATGTATAATTATTTGCAGCAGTACCTTCTTGATAATCTATAACATAATCAACAACACCAAGATTATTCAGGTCTCTATCTACTTTATTATTTAATGCTTCTAAAATATCACCTAGACTTGTTTGACTCATTTTTTATCCTCTTCTGTTGAGTATGGGTAGTTTTTTAATATATATTCTGTAACTTCTGCATCCAGCTTTAGATATTTTTGTTCATCTTCATTGGTCCAAGTTTTATTTGCTGTTTTTCGCATACGTTCCATTGTTTTATCGTCAAGATTTTTTCTGCGATATTCAATGCGAAGTTTTTCAATCTCTTTATTAGATGGGATTGGTTTTTGTGGTACATGTCCTTTTAGATACCAACAATGATCCCAACCTTCTTCAATTTCATCATCTGCACAAGTTTCTACTAATTCATAAAATCTAGCAGAGTCTTCAGATTGCGTCCATTGAACTACTTTATAACCTTCTGCTTTATAATATATCATTAAATCACTCCTCTTACTGGGTAAATTCTATAAGATCCACCACTTTCATTTGTGTTCCTAAAATACCAACCAGCAGGAACAAAAAATCCAAAACTTGTAATTTGTGTTTGTGCATTTGTGTCATCATATCTATAACCAACAATATATTGTGCATCTGTTGTACCTGTTGGACTTACATAAACATAATAATTTTCTGTATATGGATCTCCACCCCAACAAACAACATATGAGTTTTTCTCAACTTTGATCCATTGTCCGCTTGTATATGTTCCAGTTACTTGCATATTATAAGCTGGCATCATATAAGTTGACATATTTACAAGATCATTATAATCTGCTGCTCTAAATTCAGTTTTGTGAGTAAAGTTAGATATTCTTCCATTTATTCTTCTAAATGTACCAATTATTGCTAATGGATATATATCATTTGTCGTTCTTACTCTCAAATAATTATTGTCAGCATCATATGTAAGAACTGATGAATTTGCAGGATTAGTTCCATTAGTTGTAAAATGCATAAATGGTCTTGTTATATCTTGAACCTCAGATGGAGAAGTTTGCATTATAAGAACATTATTTACAGTAAACTTTCTATTTCTCAAACTTCTATCAGCATTTCTCCCATCTGGTATCAAACCTTGTAATCCTGGCAATATATATGCTCTTGTCCCTATATAACCGGCACCATTAAATACATCCAATAATGAAGTAAACCCACTAGAACCAGTATTAGACATTCTACAAATTGGTAGTGATACTGAATCTGAAGTAACAGTAGTCCCAGAAGCTTCATAATATTTTATTTTGTTATTTACAGTATCATACCAAAATCTGTTGCTGGCACTTGATGGATCTGTAGGATTTGCATTATGTGTTGGAGTTTGACGTAATTGATTATTTGTAACATCCCAACATACTAATATATCATCATAAGTACCAGTAAATGAATTAGTTAAAGTTTTATCTTCATCAAGAGTAACTATATCAAAATGTAAAGTAGTTCCGTCTTGCTCAAACCCATTTGGAATATATAATTTAGAGCCAGATTTGATTGTTAATACTTTAGTTTCAGTATTAAAATCAACTAGTAAATCATGAGCTACTTTTGTCACACAGTTTGTAATTGCAGTAGAATTTACTAAGTTTAGATCTGCTTTTTGTGCTAATAATACATCTTGTTCAGTTCTTGTATATACTGATTCACCACCTTCTACATCATCAGTTATATAACATATCCATTCAGGGTGTGTTGTAGCTATATCTTGGGCTTCATATTCTTCATTTGTTCCTACCCAATCATAGATATTAACTGTAGCACTAGATTCTGTATTTTTATTTTTTGTACCTATAGCTTGTAGTTTACCACTTGCATTTGATTCTATTGTTATACCATCAGTAGCACTAGAAACATATAATCTTGTCCAATGTGTTGTTGCTAAATGATGATTATCTGAATTTAATTGTGGATCAAAATTCAAACTTGCTGTCATATTTACACCATCTGTTTCAAGATATAAATATGCATTTAATCTTTCACCACTACCATTTGTATGTATTGGGTCTACAGCAATCATTTCCATTCTACTATAATTTACATTAGTAGAAGATGTTTTGAATACGTGTCTTAAATAGCCCAATTCTGTATGATGCTGGGCTTCACAGCCAAAATACAAAGATGTGGTGTTTGTTCTAGGTGTAGAAGTATCTATTGTATCAGTAAGTCCACTATTTATAACAGCAGCAGTCGGCTCTGGATATCTAACTCTAAGAACTTGTTTGAATTCTTTAACACCATCGATTGATTCATTACCACTTCTATGTACAACATTTGTAGATTTTGCAGGATTAGCTACCCATTCTGTTGTAGCTATTTTAATTGTACTATCACCAGCAACAGGAGTAGGTGCTGTAGCATAACTTGTTCCATCGGGTTTTATAACAACATCTATATTTGCTGATTTAGTTGTAGTAAATGTATTATCTGTCCATGTTTGAGCAAACAATCTAAGTACTGATTCACCAGTTATTGAATCGTGATTTATTCTGTTTTCAACCCATCCAGAATTTCTTCCATTTTTATCTAAGAAATTTATATATTTAGAAGAAGATGTATTGTCAAATAAAGCATAAGAAACATTTTTAGAATACACATTTTCAGTAAATGTCTTAATTCCTGTAATTGTTTCACTTCCATTTTTATGGACTATATTATTTACACCAGCTGTAGTGTCATTTACCCATCCAATAGTGGGAACTAATTTTGAAGTTGTACCTGTATCATTTTGGAGGGTACCATTTATATAAACAGAGGGAGTATCAATTCTATTATTTGTAAAGTTTACTATTAAAGGATGTCTTACTTCAGTTCCACCACCATCTAAATTACAACTAGCAAAGAATCTAACTTTACCACCATATAAATCTTCTACAACATAATCATATATTGTTGTATCTGAATCTCCTTTTTCAAAATGAAATTCACCACCTTCTATACTAGGCTGGCCACCTTGTTTTGTAAATATTGTACCACTTGCTAATTTTGCATAATAAGTAAATGTTTTAGTACCGGCTATAGTTTCAGTGCCTGTTTTATGTACTACATTGCTATCATTAGTATCTACTTTACTTTCTAGATTCTTAAAATCATAATAATCTGTTCCACGGAATGGATATTTATAATCTATATTTGTTGCTTTTTGATTTCCATCTGTGGTTATATGACAACATATAGCAACTTTTTCTTGATTTCCTATAACATTATTAGTTACTCTATAAACTTTATTTTCTCTAGTATTATACCAAAATCCACTTACTAAATCAGTTGGTAATGTTTCACCTTCTTTATATTTTACATTAAATACTTCAGCTATAGTACCATTATAATTTATAACAAAATCGTCATTAAATGCAGTGTAAGTAGAAACATTTGTAGTTGTTTTTTCAATGTTTATTAAAGTTCCATCTTCATTTCTACCATTTGGAATTAATACAGTTACACCTGGAGTTGCAAATACTTTAGATCCAATAAAACCAATTCCATTGAAAATTCTATCTATAGTAAGTGAAGTTCCAGATATTGTTACCAGAGCTAATGGAAATGCACAAGTATATGCTACAGTAGATGCATCATTATCATACTTCTTGATAACATTATTTGCAGTATCATACCAAATGTGCCACGCTGTTCCTGCTAATGAATCGGTATCACCCGATGAACACCTACCTAATCCCATTACACTAACCATAGTACCTGTTGCATTAGTATAAACAAATGCTTGCCCAGAACTATTTATAGTATAAGATCTATCACTTTCAACACTAACTTCGTTATATATATTCGTACCATTTGGAACATATATTTTGCTTCCTGCTTTTAATACTAGAGTATTTACATTATCAACTGTCTTTAATTCTAATTTAATATTATCTGGTAAGGTAGTAACACAATTTGTTATATATTTATTTCTATAATTTTGAACATCATCGCCTGTCCAATAACCATTAGTATTCTTATAAGATATAATACCATCATTAATTGTAATTGTGGTATCATCGGGTCTTACTAATCCAAACTTATCAACGGATGCTTTTGCTGGTACTGTTCCTAAGTCTACATAACCCCAAACTGGAACATTATCAACAATTGCAACTGAATCTTTTAAATCAACTTCACCTAACCAAACATGATTCCAGAAGTCTTTACCAACTTGTAATGAAGTATTAGCAAGTACCGCTAAGAAATCATCATGAAGCATAAATGTATAAATAGTCCATTGTGAGAAAGGGGGTAATGTTTCAATAGTATAATTATTATCCACTATACAACTATAATATATATCACCATTTTCATCAGCAGTTATAGCAAACCAATACCAAGTATTAGTAGATAATGGAGTAGCACTAAGTTGTACTATATTTTCAACATTATAAAATGTAGGAACACCATCAACTACACCAATAACACGCTGAGTAGTAGCTGTGTCACAAAGAATTGGTTGTATACCTGCTAAACTATTTCTTGTTTTTACTCTAAATATACCACTACCGTTTGAGAAATCATCAGTAAATCCAAGTGCTAATCTTACATAAGCATTAGGACCAAAATTTGAATATACACCTTCAGAAGATTGTGTAAGTGAACCAATTTCTGTATAAGTTTTATCTAATTGAATTATATTAATAGTATTTGTACCATCTATTTCAATACCAGTACCAGCAGTCAATAATGGTTGATAGCTCTGTAATTTAGTATTACGAGCGCCAACTGTGTCTATTTGCCGAGAAGCAGTTGTGTCTTCTGTTGGCGCCACGCCATATAATGTGTTATGCTCAGCGTCTGCTTCAAGCTGCACGTGAACTGTTGCACTTGAATCATACCCAAATAATCTTAATTTTCCATTGTTTCGGTCTATAAACATCGCCTTACCAGCATTTACTTCACCTGCTGCGCCTACAAATTTTATTTCGCCTCCTTCTTTGCTTGTTGGTGAATCATTTAATGGATTTACAGTAAGATAAACAGTGGTAGTCGGGTCTGTAAACGTCTTATAACCTGCGATTGTTTCAGCACCAGTTTTATGAACAGTATTAGAATCTGTAGCTTTACTATTTAACTGTGTTTGTATAGATGATGTTACGCCATGAACATAACCTAACTCAGTAGAAGTTGTATTACTTACTGCAACTTTACCACTACCATTACTTATAATTGCTCTATTAGATGTTAGATTATCATTTGTTATAGTTGTTGCAGCACCAGTAATTGCATTTTGTTTTGCATTCCAAGTATTTTTATCAGTAGTTGTAACATGAATATCATTATCTGCAACATGAGTATTATATGTATTCACTAGATTCTGTGTAATAGTAGAATTCATTGCATCTACTTGTGCTTGAGTAAATGTAGTGTTATTTAATACATATTGGAATGACCACTGAGAACCTGACCAGATATATCTAGCAGGTTTGCTATCATGAGTCTCATCTTCCATAACCATAGCATAGTCATTATTATGAAGATCTGATGTAGCAACTGCAGTACCATCTAAGTAATATGGGCCTGCTAATAAAGCAGCGTTAGTTGCAAATGAATCACCACTTGCACTCGATGTAATATATCTAGCAAGCAACGTAGTGACTGTAGAATTAACAAAATCTTTATCTGCTAATTGATTAGAAGAAGATGCAGCACTTGGTATTTTACCGTTAATTGTAGTAATTGCGGATTCATTAGTAGAAATCTTTCCAATCAATGTACTCGTTGCACCACTATTTAAAGCATTTTGTTGTGCAGTAGTAGTTAAATCTTCAATTGTTGGTTTATTCAATAAATCTGTATAACTACCTGAAGTTGCAACAGCTGCTAACTCTTCCCAAGAAACAACAGAACCATCTGTCATTAAAAACTTACCGCTATTTCCTGATTGTGAAGGAAATGCATCAACACTTGCCCAACTAATATCTGTACCATCTGTAGTTAAAAATTTACCTGAATTATTAGTTTGATCTGGTAATAAATCATTTGTACTAATATCACCAGAATCAAGAAGTGAAGTATTATTAATTGTTTTAATACTTGTACCTGATACTAATTTATCTTGTTTATTATCTGCAACTTTATATTCACAAATCTTTGTGCCATCATGATAGTATACAGGTCTATTATCTAAGAAGTCTGCATTATAAGTACCAGTTATGTGACCCATTTGAATGTAGAGCTTACCATCATTTGTAGAAGGTAAAGTGTTAGACCACCACTGAGCTGTATCAAGATAGAATAATCCATCTGCCCCAATCGTTCCAACCAAGTAAAAGTATTGACCAACTGTCCAACCAGGAGTTGCACCACAGTTTGTAGAATATCTCAAGTTAATTGCAGAATATTTAGAATAGACGTAGTTTATTGGAACTAAAGCGCCATTACCATAGGTTGATGTTGTATAATAATATTTAATATGATTAAGAAAGAACCCATTGGTGTTAGCAGTCTTTGTTGTAGCAGTAGTAGCTGAACGATCTGTAGACGTAATCTTTTCCCAAGTCATATCTGGTTTTTGCATAAGCAAAGAATAACTTGTGATTGCATATTGACCAGATCCTGCTGTATATCTACCATAGTCCATAAGCTGTTGTAGAGAGTATGTAGTATTATAGTCAATACCATGGGCCAAGAATACCCAATATGTACCATTAAATAACCAAACAGATGGGAAGTTAACGTTCCATGCATATGAAGCATTACTCGTAGTTATTGCAGCGTTATTATAACGCATAGCATATTCTGGAAAATTATTCAACTTAAGTGATGAACCAGCAACGGTAGAAGTAATTGTTGGTTGAACGATTATAATCTGTCCAGCTTCTAATTTTGTAATAGATGGTATAGAAACCTCTTTAACTGCAGTAGCCGCAGCAGTTGTAGAAGATCCGAAGAACATCTTATTTGTAGAATCAATCTCAATACCATTTACTACTGGTTTATTATTTAAATCATCATAAGAACCTGATGTTGCAACTGGTTTTAAATTTGGTCTATCTGATAAATCATTATAACTTATGGGTTCATCTGTAACAAAATATAATTCAGTATTAGATGGTTCTGCAATTGAATTATATTGTTCTTTTTTCAATTTATTTAGTTTTAATTCAGTTACTGATGTTTCTACTTTTGCCATTTAATTATTCCTATGATTCTATATTAGTTCCTTGAATAACTCCACGTACTACTGTTCCAGTGTAATAAAATATAATTGAATAATTACAATTTACTCTTGGAATAAACCCTTGTGTTTCACTTACATTGTCACCAATCCATTCAATTTCACTTGGTAAAATATCTGTTCTAGTTGATCCACTTGTAAAATTTATTTGCGCTATAAATTCATCATCTAAATTTTCTGGTAATGTAATTTTTAATGATGTTAAAGGATTTGTAGCTTCATAAATTGTATATGAATATAATGTAATATCTATATCTGTATTAGTGAGTGTAACAGTTTTATAACTTTCTCCTCCTGCTAAAATTGGAGTAACTCTCTGATTTCCTATATATAAGTATGCCATTATTCACCCCAATCTACAAATATAATATTTTTCTTTTGAACATATATTGGTGTCCAAGTATAATTTGTAACTTGTTTATCTACTGCACAAGTATAATCTAATCCATCTTGAGCAGATAAATATGGATTAAATGTAAATCCTGCAGCTTCTAATTCAGATACTTCTGCACTAATACTTTTTAAAGAATGTCCATCTGCGTCTCTTAATCCTACACTATAACGGGCATCTCCCGTATCTGGAGTACCTGAATAAAAACCAAAATGACCTGATGCAACTTCTAATGGATCTAATGCAAAAATTGTATCTAACCAAGCTCTAAAATCTTCATAAGAACAAGTACAAACCGTTCCAGCTATAGTACTTGGTTCAAAATTTACCCATTGTTCAATTGTAGTTGTTGCAATATTTTTATAAAAAACACCATTAGTATAGTTTTGATTTGTTTCACCTATATATTGATATATTTTATTTATATTAGTTGCATCAGCTGTAGGCAATTCTTCTACTTGAATAATTTGACCAACTTCTTCTTTATTATATGCAAATTGATTTCCTTGATCATCTGTACCATATATTTTAAGTGGATCATTTACTTTATCTACTTTTAATATATCTTGATCGTCTACATATTTTTTGGTTGCTGCGTGTAAATCTGTTGTGGGATCACTAACTAAAAGTTGACCAGCTCCTGTTCTTTGAGCTACTGTATTAGGATGATTTCCCATATCATAAGTTAAAGTAGTTTGATCACCATTTGAGTCTGTACCATAGACTTGGCTTTCTGTACTTGTTTTATCAACTTTTAAAGCATCTTGATCATTTACATATTTTTTAGAAGTAGCATCATTATTACCAGATGGAGTTAAATTTACTCTTACTTGTGCATCTGATGTTCTATAAGCAAAAGAATTACCAAGTGCATTTTCAGATAATAAATAATGTGTTTGATTACTACTTCCATCGGTTACATATACTTGATTTGCGTCATTTGTTTTATCTACTTTAGTGTCTAATGCTTCTCTAACTGCTTGTTCTGTAGGTAATGATGTATCAGTACCGGTACTACCTACTTCTGTAACAATAACACCAGATTTAAAATTATCTGTTTCTAATTCACTTATTGTGTTATTATCTGCGTTAATTGTTTTATTTGTTAAAGTTTGTACAGTATTTAAACGAACAATATCAGTTGCTTCACTATTATCTACTTTATCTACATCATTTGCAGTAACTTGTCCAGAAGCAACACTTTTATTAACAATTAAATAATCACCGGTATCCCATTCAATGCCTTCAATAGTTTTTGGTCCAGTACCAGTAACAAGATACATATCACCTTTTTTAGCTGGTACTATAATTGCACCATAATCCGTAGCATTAGTAATATTCCATGTACCTTTATATACTAAAGCTTCTAATTGTGCTTTTTTAATTTCATTAGCTAATTGAAAAGGATTAATCGCTAAAGTTAAATCTATACCTTCAGCTGCTTCAATATCTGTAGCAATTCTGATTATACCTTTTTGAGCATTTGTAGCATCTTTAGCTGATATTATATTATTATTAACAACTATACCGTTATCACCAGTGTATATACTAGGTACAGTTTTATTGGCTAAAATCGTATTACCTTGACGAATGCTCATGAAATTCTCTTTTTATGCTGATTTTCTTATATATAGAACTGATTATAAACAATAAATACAAACAAAATCCCCTTTATAATAAACATATAAAAGGGATCTTATTTTTTACTTTGTTTTTTCTTTATTCATTTTTATTCTGTCCAATCATCCGGTAAAGGATTTTCAATTGCTACACCGTTTTGAATAACACTATCTTCAACCATCATATTATATACAGCTTTACCAAAATATATACACGCTTTATAATTGAAATGATAATTATCTTCTAGTTTAGCACCATTCATATTTACTACTCTTACCCACGGATCTTCTAAAGCAATTTGATTTATAGCAGCATTTACGATATTTTTATATGCATCTACTTTATTGTTATTAGATATAGTACCACAATAAAACAATAAGTATGGATTATTTACTACACCACGTATATAAGCAATCATTTTCTTCATGTTTGCATAATATCTGTTTGCTACTTCGATAGTTTTACAATCACCTTCACCTTGATGCCATACCATTGCTCTTATTTCATATTCAGAAAATTGTAATGTCTGGGCTTTTCTAATATATGTCTCTAAAGATCTTAATAAAGATTGACTATCCGTTAAAGTTTTAAAATCAGGCGTCCAATGCATCTCAGTGGTACCTTCTAAATCAATAGAAGTTCCACCAACTGCTCTTTTTACTACATGAATATCCGATTGTTTACCGTAAGAAGAATTAACTAAACACCCATAGGTTACAGAATCAAACGCCCAAGAATTATCATCTTTTTCTGCTTCATATTTTTGTCTTATTGTAGCATTAGAAAAAGTATTTTTAGAATTACCAAAATCTTCAGTTTCACCTAAATATTGTACATTCGGTAAAGTAAATGGCGAAGTAGGTATTTCAGATTCACCACACAAATCAAACGGAAATCTAATAAATGGAGCACGACCGGCCGCATTGCTTTGACCACCAGCTAAAACACACAATTTTTTACTGTAATCAAAAGATTGATTATATGCACCACGCTGATAATATACTCCAAAATCTAAAAACGAAGGACTAGCATGTATCGGAGTTGTTTCCATAATACTTTTAATATCGCTTTGTGCTTTATCAGAAAATGTAATTCCGGTACTATCACCTATTTGTATATATCCTTCTTGATTATCTGTATCACTTTTTGAAAAACCAATCTGAGAACAATTTTGAGGAATAATTAATGTAAATTCACCATTATCATAATCTTTTGTAGTTAATTCTTGATAAGTTTTTCTAGCATTTGAACCATTATAAGGAAGACCATCATTATCATATAAAGAAATAGCTTGTATATTCCACGCATTACATTTCCAATTGTGCCAATAAACAGTTTGACCTTCTATTACTGGCATTAATTCTGTAGAATGATAATTATAATTTGTCAACAAACTAGTATCTGTTTTATTATAATAACCTTTTAATGTAAAATCACTAGTATAAACTCTTTCTACTTCAATAATTTTAAACATTTCATCAACCGCTTTATCATCTTTATTAACAGTTGTTTCTAAAGTAGAAAAGTGTTCATTTAACATTTCTATACTTTCTTTTGTTTCTGCTAAGGCTGCTTCAACTTTATATGCAGCAGCTGTATTACCAGCAACTTTAATTAATGTAGCATCAGAAGGAATGTCTGTTAAAATTACATCTATCATTTTTTGTTCCATGGGAGTCTTATACGATTTCCAACTAATAGGAACTTCTTGATCTTCTACTACTTTATAATAAGCATAAAAAGCATATGCAGAACTATAAGCAAAAGCAGATACCTTATATATCTTATTAGGATCTATTTCAAAAGTTTTTACTCTATAGCTAGCACCAGAAACTGTTACTACTGTTCCATCTGTCGAAGATATTGCCGTCTTTTCTGGAGACAATTCTGAAGGAGTTAAATTAATAGTATCATATAACATTTCATATAATACTTTATTTTGAACTGGATTTATAGATACTGGAGACATTTCACTATCAACTATTAAACCTGCAACTTCTGCTGCTATAATATCGCCAGAATTATCTATTTTTAATATTTTATTTGCATTTTCAGAACCTAAATTAGAATTTAACAATCCCAAATCATTGGCTGTTTTATTACCAGACAATTCTATACTATTTATGGTTGGTTTATTAGATAGTTGATCGTAATCAGAAGTTCCACCGCCTTGTATTTCAATATTTCCAGAGCCCAATATAGATTCATTATTGATTGTTTTTATATTCTCACCAGACACTAATATATCTTGTTTATTGTTTGTATTAGCGTCTCTGATTGTATAAACTTCTCCTGTGGTAGTGGATCTAAGTTTTTCTACATATTTTTCACTCATTTTATATAATCTCCATTGGTTCTAAAGCGTTTGTTTCTAATGTATTTGTATTTTGATCATATTGGACTTCATCTACTACAAAAGTTTCAGTTGTTGGATCATATTCTCCTGTTGGTTGTATATCTGTTTCAACCCATTCCATTTTTTGCATACGATGATTCCAAACTAATAGATAATTTTTTGTAAGCTTATCAACAGGGAGTGGTGGTATATCATTAAGATCTTCAAACTCTCCAGAAGACGCTACTTGTGCTAAATTTGCTATACCAGCAGGCTCTTCTTCATCATCAGTAATCCAACAAATCCATTCATCAGGTATGGTTTCATTATTTCTACCTTCTTCCCATTCTTCTAGTGTACCAACCCAATCATACATTATTTCATCAGATTTGGTTTTTACACCTATTGCGGTTAGATTGTTTTGTTGTTCTTGATTTATTTCTATTGTAGTATTATCAGGTTTTAGGTATTCATCAACTTCTTTATCCCAATCAGAACCATTCCAAACAGCTAAACCATTATGTCCATGTAATTCTGGGTCTTGTGTAACATCAAAAACAGAAATTAACCATAAATCGCCTTTTTTATTATTTGATGTTGGTAATTCAGATTCTTTACATATACCTTTATAATTTAAGGCCGATTCTTGAGATCTTTCTATTGCATTTTTTAATTGAAGAGGATTAACTATAAGTGTTTCAGAGGTACCTTCTATAACTTCTTGTTCAGTTGCTATTCTTGCTATACCCTTTCTAGTATCTGATGCGTCTTTAGCTGATATTACATTATTTTCACTTATATCTATTGCAGTACCTGGTGTTAGCTTATTGTTTAGATCACTATAGTCACCGGTTTTAGCAACAGTAGCAAGATCATCTATTTCTCTTTGTACACTATTTATTCCTGCTACCAAAGTTGTTTTATCAGGAGTTATTAGATCACGTATATCACCAGTAAAAGACTCTTGAAAATACTTTAGTGATATCCAAGGTGTAACCCCATCCCCAACTTTTAACTTAAACAGGCCACCCCCTAATATTTCTATACACTGTTCTCCATAAGCAGGTGTTGGATTTAGGGTTGTCCAGTTAGCAGTTGAATCTATTTTTGCAATTATTGGTTTATATATTGTAGCCATTTAATAGTAACTCTTCTAGTATAATAATTATCTCTATATAGAACTTGAGAAGAGAATATATGAAAAAGGTTTAAGAATAATTTATTAATGGTTATTTTTCATGCGTTCAATAAGACTAAATAACTTTTGAACATTATCTAATTCAATCACACCATTATTTTTTAGTGTTTTTCTTCTTTCTTGATACTGTCTTGAGAACATTGAATTTACATCTGAATCATTAAAGTCCACAATCAAGGCTATATTTTCACCATTACTTTTAGCTCTTGATACTCTTCCTGTTTGTTGAATGATTTTTATAGGACTTTTGCCGCCAGTAAATAAAACACCAGCTTGAAAAGAAGTAATATCAACGCCTTCATCCATAACCTGAGAAGCTAAAATTATATTATAACCATTTTGTAGAGCTTCTTTTATATCATCTACATTACCTTTTTTACTGTGGAGTTTTAGATTTTTATCATATTCGTGTATTTTATCTCCACCCTGTAAAAACAATGCTGGTACTCCTATTTGTCTTAGTTGTTTCATTATAGGTAGTCCATGTCTTTTTACTTCTCTAAACAGTACTAAGGTTTTTATATTTTTTTGATTCAGATATTTTATTAGTTCAACACCTGCATAATTTCTAGCTTTATTATGAACGATACACTTTTTATACATCAGGAAGAAATCAGTATTAGGTGGACATTCTATTGGGTAGCTTTTGTAATTGATATAGTAAGAATAAGGCTGAGCTATGTTGTTGTTTGATATTGAGTCATTCATAGTATATTCAGCAGCAGGCTCACCAAAAAATCCAATAGTAACTAAATCGTCTGTGTTATTGTATGGGTCTGTTGGGTTTTTATAAGGAGTTGCAGTATACCCAATAAGATGTTTTAGGTTGGTAGTATAGAAAAGTAAGGAAAAATGAGAAATAGATTGAAAATGAGCACACTCGTCACAGATTATCGTATCAACAGTTTTTAAGTAGTTTAGATATTCTTCATTTTTTTCTTTTATTCTGTTATATGATGTTTGAGATGAGATAATTACAATTCGTTTAGATAAATCAGTAGTCCCAGTCCCAATATCATCTTTTTTTATTCCCATAGCCAAGAATCTTTCATAAATCTGTCTTAGTATGAAATTTTGATTATTGATGACTAGAATTTTTTGATCTTTTAGTAATAGTGCCACCAAAGTCATTACGCTTGTTTTGCCACTTCCTGTACTGCTTACAATCAACGAGCTATATTTATCTAATGAAGCTGAAACTAAGTCCATTTGATAGTCTCTTACTTGAAAATTAGGAAACACATCTTTGACCTTTTCTGCAACAGCTAATATATCTTCTTTATTGTATTCTTGATATTTTTTCTTTTTATATTCTATTCCTACATTCAATTCCTTAGCCAAAAAATAACATAAACCTGTAGGAAATTTTATAGTCTCAACACCAAGAATATTAGAATGACTTATCCAGAGCTTTGTTGTATTCCATTTTTCATCTTCAAAGTCATAATCTCTTCTAGTTAATAACACCTTAGCCCTTTCTATTACTTCAGAAGGTTCATTACTCAGATAACTCCAAAGATTGTCATACTTATAGATCATGTATTAATAGTATAGCATAAATTTTAGAAAAAACAAGATTAAATACAATACTTAATAATTTCAAGAGTTCTATTTAATATGGCATTTTTAGCACATTATATTATACCAGAAGCTTATGATTTAGAACTCAAGTTAAAAGTTGAGGATGCTTTTGATGACTCTGAAGAAATAATTATAGCAAAAGCAGTTCGTGACACTCTAAAAACATCAATATATCAATCATTGGATGCAGAAAGTAAAGAAAATTATTATAACTATTATTATAGAAATGGAAAAAATTGTATATTATATGGTCCAAAAATTGAAGAATATAAAAATAATTGTGGATATTTTTTTGATGTTAGATTTTATATTTTTGGTAAATTACGTTATATAAGGATATTTATTTGTGTAAAAAAATCAGAATATAACTTTTATGCTGCATATGATACCGATGATAATGTTTTGTTTCTACCTATTTTGAACAATTATTGTGTGTTGACTTGTGATATTATTAGTAAAATAGACAACTTCCCATGGTTAATAACACATGAAATAAAACACAAAATAGACTTTGACAATGCAACAATTACAGATGATGATTTAAAAAACGCAGAAAATCAAAGTAATAAAATAAATCTAAGACAATATTATAATAATAAAGTAGAATATCCAGCTTTTTATAATGAGATGTTGGAATTTTTGATAAGTGGAATATTGACAGATAATAGTGATTATATAGAAATTGTTAGAAAATTATCAAATCAAAATACCGCTAGACAATTTTTAGATGATTTATTTTTAGAAGATGAACCAATAAATGGGATTGGAGATAATTATATACCAGGAGAAGAAAAAGAATTATCAAAATATTATAAAAATCTAACAAGACAAAATAAAGATAAATTAGTAAAAAACATTTCAAACTTCTTCAATAAAATAATAAAAAGCAAATTTGAATCAATAGAGAAAGATTTCAAACATATTCTTATTGATTTATTTTTTACTGAGTTTAGAGCTGTAAGACCTTAATAAAATACTCAAATCCCAGTTCTATAATTCAGAGTATTTAGTTTTAGTTCAATAATAAAAAGAAAATTCAATATGGTAAAAGAAATAAGACACACCCAGCGATTAGGGGATAGCACTTCTACAGAAAAACCACTAAAAGGTGAAATTATATACTCAGATTCTAACACTATAAAAATTGGTGATGGAACTAAGTTATTTTCACAGCTACCTGAATTCTCTTCTAGTGCTGCTTTGGGTGATGGAAGTACTATAGTAACAAACTCTTCTAAAAAAATTCAAGCTGTTGGTACAATAAATAAAAATGAATCTGATAATGTTAGTACCACTGTTTTCGATTGGATAGGTACACAAGCTCAATATGAAACACAAAGAAATAATAACCAAATTCCTGATGATTGGCTTTGCTTTATTACAGATGACGTAAATGCTACAATGGGCGACACCTATACAAAACAAGAAATAGATGCGTTCTTAGATCTTAAAGCTAGTGGAACCGGTAATGCTGTAATGACTTCTGGTGGACAAAATATATCAGGAGAAAAAATATTTATAACTGATTGTCCAAAAGTAAAAAGTACAACCATAGATTATACAACAGCTCCAGGCACAGGTGTAACAAAACATACATCACTAAGTAGAGGATTAGATAAAAATGGAAATCCTATAGCAAATGTAGAAATAATACAATCTCCAGAAGGTAATATTGGTGTTGGATTATATTCTAGTACTTATAAAAATGGTAATGAAGTAAAATCTCCTGAAATATGTACTTGGGTCAACAAAGAAGGAACAATAACTTGGACAGATGCAGGAGCTAATCCAACTTCTACAACAGCAGATGATCACCAAATATCTACAACTCATCATGTTATGGAAGTTTTAAAAGCAATGTGGCCAAAAGGTTCAATATATATAGGTACCACAGCAACTTGTCCAATAGCAGCACTAATACCAAATTCTGTATGGACTCTTGTTGCAACAGATAGAGTTTTACAAGGTTCAAGTACTAGTCATACAGCTGGTAGCACAATTGCAGCAGGACTTCCAAATATAACCGGTAGTGTAACTCTATCAGGAGCTTATGTCCAAAATGGAACAGGTGCTTTATCTGGTTCTGGTAGTAGAGTTAATCGTGATGATATATTGGATTCAACTGGCCCATATACTCTTACTTTAAATGCCAATAGTAAAAGTTCAATTTATCAAGATAGTGTAACAACAGTCCAACCCCCAGCATATGTGGTAAATATTTGGCAAAGAACTGATGATAATTAAAGGAGTAAAAAATGGGTGAAATAGTAAGACAATATGCAAAAATAATAGATCCAAAAACACATGAGTTAATGGTTGGTGTTGGTTGTCCTATATCATATTACATTGAAATTGGTATGGAATGGATGGAAACAGAACTTGCATATAATGGTAAATGGTATGAAAAAGGATATACACCACAAGAACCTACACCACCAGATCCAACATATGATGAAATAAAAGAAAAAAGATCTAAACTATATCGATTAAAAGTAGACCCTATAACATCACATATACAAAGATTAAGAGATCAAACACAAACACCGGAAATAGAAACAGAAATAAAAAAATTACAAAATGAACGTGACTATATGGTGATAAAAATACAAGAAGAAAATCCATATCCAGAAGAGGTAAAATAATATGAGTATAAGACGTGGTGAAAATGTTATAGCTGGTATTCCAATCATTGATCAAACTCTTAGTACAACATCAGAAAGACCAGTACAAAATAAAGTAGTAACAACAGCTATAAATAATTTATCTGATACTGTAAGCTCTCTTGTTGGTGGTCAAGATTTGGTTCATATAAGTGGTACAGAAACTATAACTGGAAATAAAACTTTTTCTGGAACAAGTACATTTTCTGGCACATTAAATTATAAAACTTCAATAAATGAAACAACAAATCCACAATCTGCTATAGTAAAAGATATTCAAATAACAGATGTAAATGGTACCATGTATGTTGGTAGATTTGGTATTAGACAAGAAACCAATGGCAATATTGCTACTGAAATGGTTACACAAAGAAATATAAGTAATACCTTAAATAAAAGTTTCTTAATAAATGTTCTTACACCTGATGGAAAAGCTTATTTACAATTTAGTCCTGATAATGCTACTAATTTATCTCAAACTTCTGTAACCAATTCTACTACTGAAGTAAAAATACCAACAATGGGGTGGGTAAATAATCCAGATACATCCACTAATGTTGTTCATAGAAGTGGTAATGAGAATATTGCTGGTGATAAAACATTTACAAATCATAATATAAAAATAAAATCAAAAACAGAATATAATCAATCACCTTCTTCACAAGAATTTACATCTGTATATTTTAATGATGGTACAACCATTTGGGGTGCTGCAGAAGGTGTAAAAGCTACAAATGGTTCAAATTGTGTTCAACTTAATGTTTATGGTAAAACAGGAAGTTGGGCGAGTGGTATTAAAAGTGCATTAGGAATTGGTGTAACAACTTCTGGTACAACATTTACTTATGCACCAACACCAGATACAGGTAGTAATGACAACAATATTGCTACAACTAGTTTTGTCAATACTGCAATTGCAAATATTTTAGATGCATTATATCCAGTTGGAAGTTTATATCTTGGAACACAATCAACTTGTCCACTTATAACACTTATACCGGGGTCAAGTTGGACTTTAGTATCTGCTGGTAAAGCATTGTGGACAGGCAATGGCACTGGTGACACAAACACATCAACACCAAATGGAACAACCACAAATGCAAACTATGCAAGTGCAACAGCGAACACAACAATTGCAGCAGGTGTACCAAATATCACTGGTAATTTTGGGAGTGTTTGTTTTTTTTCTGCGTATAATACAACAAGTCCTTCTATGTATGCTGATGGTGTATTTTCAACAGTAGATCGCAGTAGTTTATATAATGAATATGGTCATGTTACTTCAAGTCAAGGTTTTAATAGACCAACATATGGATACTCACTTGATGCTAGTCAAAATGGTACAGATACTATATATGGAAAATCAACAACAGTACAACCACCAGCTTATGTAACAAATGTATGGAGAAGAACAGCATAATGAAGACGATAATTCTTTATTCTCCAATAACAAAATCAGAGCATCTTATATGTTTAGACCAAGTTATTTATTTATATGAGATTACAAATAAGAGGTCTAAATATTTTGGTTGTATAGAGATGAGATTTGAGGATGGTAGCACACAAATATTCAAAGCCAATTATATAGATGTTATAGAAGCGTTTGTAGTTCACAGTTGGTTAGAATCAGTTTGGAATAGTTTAGTTTGGTGGGTAAAAAGTAAAAGATTAAAAAGAAAAAACAAGAGTAGAAAGAAATGAGTATAAAACAGGGTGGTGTAACGATTGCTGGTGGTTCAGGTACAGTAACAGATATGGATAACATCACAATCACTAAAAATGCATATAGTAAAATTCAAACAGTAGGACAAACAAACAAAAACACTGCTACTGGTGCTGAAAATTATTTATATGACTGGGTTGGAACACTAGAAGAATATAATACACAAGACATAGTAACTAATCACCCTGAATGGATTTGCTATATTACTGATGACGATATTGGGTCTGTAATAAATGACTCTACAATAACAATAAAACAAGGTGGTATAACTAAAGGATTTTTCACACTAAACCAAGATACAAATAAAACAATAAGCTTAGATGCAGGTGGTGGTGGAGGTGGTGGAACTGTTGCTATTGATGAAGTTACTATAACAGAAAATGGTGAAAATAAAATACAAGCTTCAGCAACAAGAAATGCAAATCTATCAAATACTTCTACTACTAGTGTTTTTGATTGGGTTGGAACTTATCAAGAATACTCAGATCAAAATATAGCAGTAAATCACCCAACTTGGATATGTTTTATTACTGACGATATAGAAGGTGGAGATACTACAAATTGCGTTCACAAACAATGGGATGAAACAATAAATGGAACAAAAGTATTTACCAGCAGCCTTGAATTAAAAGGAGTAAATGCAGGTAATATAAGCACCCATTCATTTAGAGAAATTCTTTTTACAGATCAACAAGGTACCATAGATCATAGAGTAGCTGGTGTTCGTGGTGGAAAATATGGTACAGATAGAACAGATGAATACAAAAGCGCAAGACAAGCTCATTTATTCGTAGTTGATGCAAATAACAATAATAGAGATGGTTTTGAAGTATTATATAATGAAGAAGAAAATAGAACATATACAAAAGCAGTATCACCAAAAAGTAGTTCAAATTCAAACGATGTAGTTACAACAGAATATGAAAATAGATTTAGAAGTAACTGTTTGATAAATATTCCACAAGATATCAAACTGGAATTAAATAATGGAACACTGACACTTAAAGCAGGAAGCAAAGTATATGTTCCAAATGGTTTTGAACAAGATGGCACAACGCCTCATTTTGATACAGTTATTATTGAAAATGATATGAATACAGCCTATTCTAATGTAGGTGTTTTGATGTTATTTTGGAGTAGTAGTTTTAATTATATTTTTGGTTACGACATTAGTTATTGTAAATCAGGCAGCTCTGTCCCTGCTAGTTTTACAGGATGGTTTTATAACACAACAACTAATACTATTAATCAATACCAGAGTGGCACTATAATACCAAATAGAACTGTTTCTTTACCTTTGGGGCTTATAACAACAGACTCATCATCAATAAAAAGTATAGACCAAGTATTTAATGGCTTTGGTTTTATGGGTCAATGTACTTTTACTTTACCTGGCGTAGTTGGACTTATTCCAAATGGAAGAAATACAGATGGAACATTGAAAAACACAATATTAAAATCAGACAATGTTATAGTACATGATTTAACTGGACAAACCTCTAAATTTGGATGGTTTACAAATGGAACAGATGGGATAGGTTTATATGGTTGGGGTGTATATAATTACATTGAATCTGATAATGATCCAATACTAAAATCAGGGACAACACATGCTGCATGGTATGACACTAAAAACAATTTAATTAAAATAACAAACAATGGTGGATCAACTTGGACATTAGAACAAAAGATATTTATTTCACAATTACAAAAAGATTCATCTTCTGGCAACATAACCGCTATTGAGACCAAGAAAACAATACAAGTTGCAGATCAAAATGATTCTTTTTTGAGAAGATTTATAACAGTCGATAAAATAGTTGCATCTGGTGCTGGTGGTATTGCTGGGACATATGATTTAGGATTTAAAGATGGTAAAATAAAATTAGGTGTTTTTGCTGGTCTTCTATCTCTTTCTCAAGCTGGATTTTCATGTTTAACAATTAAGAGTGATGTGTGTGATAGGGAAGTTTCTTTAGGAGCAACTAATAATCAATTCAGAAACGATTCAGCAGCAACAATACCATTTATAAACAAAATAACAATAGGGTTTTCAGAAACGAGTGGTGGTGTTTCTGGTGCTGGTGTTGTTTTTGTTGGATATTTATAAAGGAAAATGAAAATGAATTACTACAAAAAAGATGGTTCAATAATAGCAAGTGATTTTGAATTAGATCTACCAAAATCAACCAAGAAAAAATATGAAGAATTTTTGAAGCCAACTCATGAGCATATTAGTTACATGAGAGAACAAGCATATACACAAGAAATTGATCCACTACATGCCAGAAAACTTCGTAAAACAATTCTTGGTGAGTGGACTGAAGAATTGGAAGAAGAATATATTGAACAAGTGAAAGTTTTATCAGAATCAATTGCAGAAAGATATCCATACCCAGATGAAGAGGTAAAGTAAAATGAGTATAAGACAAGGAAACAAAGTCATATCAGCAGGTACAAGTTTAACACAGGATTTGTTTGATTTCAAGTGGTCAGATCATGAATTAAACGACATACAATGGGCTAGAGCTGATAATTTTTTATGGTATAATGCTGATACGTATGAAGTTGCTTATAATCATTTACTAGAAGAATGGAATACCGTAGGAGATAATTTAACTTCAGAAACAATAAGTGGAACTACAGTATATTATAGATTAGCTGCAGATGGTCATAAAATTTGTCCCGCAACACAAGAAACAGCTGTAAATACAATCTATAATTCTACTGGTGTTGCTTGGTATTACATATTAGATACAGATGGTCAAAGATTCAAATTACCAAGAACAAAGTATGGATTTTCTGGACTTAGAGATACAGTTGGTAAATATATTCCTGAAAGTCTACCTAATATTACAGGAACAGCTGGAGGTTATATACCAAATCAATATGCAGGTTATAGTGGTGCACTTACTTCAGATACAACAACTCCTGGATCTTCTCATGTGTTTGATCCAGACCCAAGCGATTATAATAGAATGAAGTTTGATGCATCATTATCTTCTTCTACATACAAAAATGGTGCTGCTGTCCAAGAACGTTCAACACAAATGTACCTCTACTTCTTTGTTGGTAACTTTTCACAAGAAGCATTGGTAAACATAAAAGGTGGTCCAACAACACTAACTCAAAAAAGTATCACAAACTGTATTACAAATATTCCACAAGATATAAAACTGGAATTGAATAATGGAACATTGACATTAAAAGCAGGGTCAAAAGTATATGTTCCAAATGGTGCTGGGGTGTTTGATATTGTTACGATTGCGAATGATATAGTTAGAACTGCTGGTGGAGATGGAACAGGTAAAATGTTGTTTTATAAAAATGGAACTATATCACAAAGGCAAACGGTAGCAATTGTGTCGGGTTCAACACCACCAAGTTCAAGTTTGGGTCAATATTTAGGTTGGTATGATACAACAAATAATGTGATAAAATTGACATCTGATGGCGGTTCAACTTGGGAGTCTGGCTGGTCTTTTCCATTTTGTATAACACACGACGCTAGTGGTAATGTGTTTTTAGACCAAATATTCAATGGTTTTGGATATATTGGTTCAATAACATTTGCTTTACCTGGAGTTAAAGGATTATGTCCAGATGGAAGAAATGCAGATGGAACATTGAATAATACCGTAAAAACTTTATCAAATGTTACAATATTTGACATGAGTATTCGTGGAGGATTGGATATTTTATATCTAAACACAAATAATGAAATAAGGCCTTGGGATTTTGCTTCTTTTTATACAGATAAATATCCAGCACCAGAAGCAAATAAATGGCATTTAACATATTCAACCATAGATAATTGTTTTTATGGAAGTGATAATGGTGCTGCATATATAAAGAAAGATTCATGGTGTTTTGTTGGTAAAGTACAATGTGTTTATGGTGGAAATATATCATTTTTTACATCAAACACAACATTTAGAGCAGTAGATTATAATGAAGCAGATTTTGTTATAAAATATCAAAAACCAACTCCTGCAAATAGTTATACTTGGTTTAGAAAATATAAATCTGGTTGGGTAGAACAAGGTGGAATTGGTGGAAATGGAAGCACAACTACCCCGGTTAATGTAGATCTTCCTGTTCCTATGATGGATGAAAACTATAGTGTAATGGTATGTTTTAATGGATCAACTTCAAGGGAACAAGCAATATCAGCATATAGAACTTCAACAACACGAATATCACTATACCATAATGCCAATTCTAATTACATGTTTTGGCGAGTAGAAGGTTTTGCAGCATCATAAATAAAACAAAGGATAAAAAAACAATGTCAATTAGAAAAGGTAATTCAATAATAGCTGGAAATATTAGTCAAAATATAGATAGTGAATTTTCTTTGACTAGTAATAATCCTGTAAAAAATAGTGTAATAACTAATAAATTGGAACAAACATTAGATTATAAAAATATTACTAATTGCGTTACAGAAATACCACAAGATATAAAACTAGAATTGAACGCAGGCACATTGACATTAAAAGCAGGCTCAAAGGTTTATGTGCCAAATGGTGCAGGTGTGTTTAATGATGGCATAACAACTGTTGATAAAACGCCAGGTTTAATAATAGGCCCAGATGGAATTTATTTGTGTTATTCTTCTATAGCAGGCTTGTCAATATATACTTATTTGTTATCTCAATCTGGTTCTGGTTCATCACTGCCAGCAGATGGTTCACAATATAAGATATTTTACAATACAACAGACAACAAGATTTATCAGTGGGGAATAGGAAGTAGTAGTTGGCAAGCACATGGAGTCATATCGTTGCCAATTGCGATTGTGACGGTTTCAAGTGGGGCTATAACTAGTATAGACCAAGTATTTAATGGCTTTGGTTATATTGGTTCAACTGTATTTGCTTTGCCGGGTGTTAAAGGTTTGATACCAGATGGCAGAAATGTTGATGGAACACTGAAAAATATAGAGTTTGCTACTTCTTCTGTTTTAACTATTGGTTATGATGTTTCTTATGATAATTATAAAATTGCTTTAAACAGTAATTATATAGGTGTATATGTTTCACACCCTATTGATAGGTTAGAATATAAAGAACAAGAAAATATAAATTATAATAATTATGCCAATAATATAGAAAGAATTGCTTGCGTGGGTTATATAAGTTGTAATGGAACACAAATTACAACACTTGAGCCTAAGAATGCCTTTCATGCAGTAGATTATAATGAAGCAGATTTTGTAATAGCATATCAAACTCCAAATTCTTCTAACGACTATACATGGTATAGACTTTATAAGTCTGGTTGGGTAGAACAAGGGGGAATAATAATGACTTCTGGAATTTCAAATATATCTTTACCAATAACAATGAAAGATACAAATTATTCTGTTATGATTTCAATGGTGAATGATGATAATTTTAATAATCAAAGAGTTGTAAAAACAAATTCACTAACAACAACTTCTTTTCAATTGACAGGTTCTACGACAAGTACTGGTGGTGTAATGTGGGAAGTTAAAGGTATGTCAGCATAAAAAACCAAATTTATATTTCAAGCTAGTACTAATCACATTGAATATTCTTTTTTAGTTCTATTTAGTATATAAAATCTCTCTAATCTAGACTTTCTATTTGAGTCTAGTTTTTTATTCTAAATTTGCAACAATGGAGAGTTTGTGTTATGAAATTATTTACGATAGAAGAGCCAATTCTCAAAGGCAAGACTTATCAATATGCAGTATTTTCAGATTTACACATAGGAAGTAAAGAGTTTGATGGGGAGTCTTTAAAGAGAGATTTAGAAAAGTGTAAAGACAACAATGCGAAAGTGATAATAAATGGTGATACTATGGATTTGATATTGATGCAAGACTTGAAGAGAGCATCAGCATCAAGGATTAAACCAAATGAAGGGCAAGTTAATCAATTTATAGAAGAAGCTGTTGATGTATTATTACCATATGTAGCTCAATTATGTATTATAGGTCAAGGAAATCATGAATCAAGTCTAATAAAACACCATGGGATAGATGTATTAGCTTGGTTGATTGAGATACTAAACAGAGAAAAGAAAAATGGTAAAATTCAACAAGGTCATTATCAAAATTTTGTTCGTATAAACTTCTTAGATACAAAAAATAATTATAAGTTAGGAGCAAGATATACTATTTATATGTCTCACGGATCAGGACAAAATGCTAGCGTAACTAAGGGCATGATAGATTTTAATAGAATAGCTGTTGCGAATGAAGCTGATTTATATCTAATAGGCCATAAACACAATCACTTAGTAACAACAATGCCTTCAGCTACAGTTTCAGATGATGATAAATTAGAAGTAAGAAATAGAATTGCAGTACAAACACCATCTTATACATATCAAATAAATTCAGCAAAAGATAATGCATGGATAGATAGTTTTTATGGTAAACAAGCAGCTCCAGGTTTTGCAAGAATAGAATTAGGATTACAACCATCAACAAAAAAAATAGTCTTACCATATGAAGTTCGTCCTAAAATATGGATAGATAGCAATGATTCAAATCCTAGTATGATATTTGATGGTAATAATATAATAAAAGCAATAGAAATTTCTAAAACTAAAAAAAATAAAAAAATAATTGAAAAAGCACAATATGTAAAATAGTTCTAATAAATAATATATAAGAAAACTGTTGAGAAATTAGGGCCTCATAAGTTTTCATTGTAAGTTTCCCATCTATAGCCCTAATCTGTAGATGGGATTTTTATAATAGGATAATAAATAATGAAAAAAGCATGTATATTAACAGAAGAAATAAAAGAAGTTTTTGATGATCAATTGTTTGTTTTCACTGAGACAAATATAAAACTAACAGATTGGTATATACATTACAGTGAAGATTTTATAAATTACATATTAAATAGTTTACAAGAGTGGAATAATGACAAAACAGATAATTGGGATATGGATGTTAACAAGGGTATATACCTAAAAAATCAATTTAAAAACACTCCCGATATTGAATTATCTCTTTATAGTGATAAAAGATGGGCTGCTTATATTCCAAAAGAAGAAAAAATAGTTTTATTTCTGATGAACGAAAATCTTAAAATAGATCAAAAAGTATTGAAAAGAAAAAACATAACAAGACTTGCAATATTACACGAACTAACACATTACTATGATAATATGTTTTTAAAAGGTAAAGGCATAGATATAGGAAGTAAACAAACAAAAATAAAACATCAAGATAATATAGAAAAAAATGCATATACAAAACAAATAATTCAACAAATGGAAGAAAATATTGATGACACCATAGAAGAAATTGTATCAAAAAAAGATTATAATGTTGAAACAAGTTTTTCGACTATTTTGCATTATTCATTAGGGAAAGTATTACAAAACAATATAGAATTAAGAAATTTTATGCAATATTTAGACGAAAAGACAATAAAAAAAGTATATAAAGAGATTGGGGAATATTTTAAGAATTATATTGAAAAGTACTATGGTTTATTTAATGATTTGCCGAGAGGAATATATGATAAAATTAATTATAATGATCTACAAAAAACGAAACACAAAAACAGTTCTAATAGAAAAGGAGTATAAAAGATGTTCAAAAATCTATTTAAAAGAAAAAAGAAAGAAGCACAAAATCCATTAGGTTATCTAAAAAAGAATTATACTAACGAGATTACGATTCAGGACATAGACCACAAAGAAATACAATTCAAGGTTAGAGATGTTGGTAATGATAGGACTTTTCTAATTGTTACTGATTTGAAAACTAAAGAAGAGATGGTGTTTGATTTTGATGCAGCTATTATTTTGAACGCCATTATTACAGATTATGTTGAAAATGGAAATCTAAATAAGGTAGAAGAAATTTTCAGTGAAGAACAACAAGAACCACAAGGAGAATGATTATGAGTTTAAAAACAGAATTATATAAAATGGTAGAAGATAACGAAGGTGGAAGTATTTCATGTGCTAGGATTGTTTCATGGTCTTGTGCAATTTTAGGTATGATTTTATTAACACTATATTTTTTTGGTATAGGCACAAATCCAGACCCAGCTTATACAATGATTGGTTTAGGTATGGGGGCTGGAACATTGAAATCAGTACTGCCAAACAATAGTGAACATGTAGAAGTAAAGGTTGTTGAAAAAGAGGAAAATAAAGATGAATAAAAAACTAAAAAAACTACTTGAAGAATATTTAGTAGACTCAGATCGTATGATAGAGGAATATTATGATGAGTTTGGTGAGTTTATTATATGTACAGAATCTTTTACTAAACTAACTACACTATTAAAAGAAGGTCTGGAAATCTACAATCTAATCATTACAGAAAAATTATACCAAGAAGATGAAGATGTACAAGCACTAATGAGTATAATTTGTGAAAAAAGTAGTAAATTAGAAATCAATGAAGAAAATGCAAAAAATCTAAATACCAAAAATGCTATAAATGCTTGGTTAGATCTTCAAACTCACTTACTTACTCTTTCTGTTATGATTTTAGGCAGTGAAGAAAACGATAAATGATAAAACTAAAAACTACATTAGGTAAAACAAGAAAGGTAGATTTTAAAAAAACAACAAACTACCTTTCTTCTCATGATATCACTTCAGAACATCAACTCCAAAAACGTTGCGTGTCTATTTTACGTGCACATAATTTTCTTTGTTTTACAACTGATGTGTTCAATGGTATTAGTTTCATAAAAGACGTAAAAGCAAAAGCAATATATAAACAACATATGATAGCTATGGGTGCCACAGTTGGCGCACCCGACTTGATAATTATAGGAAGAGGTAAAGTAACTTTTGTTGAATTCAAGTGGGGTTCTGGAAAAAAATCTGTTGCACAAGTATCTCAATGTAATCTCTTAGAATCAATGGGATATGAGGTTCTTGAATGGAGAAAAGAATCTGATTGTATGGAATGGATAGTAAAGCAATTGAATTATAAGAAACAGGAAGATTAGATATGAAGTGGGCTCAGCTAGTAAAAGGGGCAAATTTAGTACAGAATAATAATGTAGACCAAACCAATCATGTCGTAGTTACTAATATGGTCTATGCTGCTGGTGTGAAAACTTTAACATTTTATCTTTCAATTAGAGGAACAAAAGGAAGGACATTTGGTGGTATTATAACTTTTTTGAGAGTAGAAGAGATAGAAGTAAATTCAGAAGAAGAAGCAATGGAAGCACTATCTAACAGAGAAAACATGATGGTAGAAGATTCAGAAGGTCATAAACACATAATAGAAAAACCAAATCTAATGTATAATGATGTTCAATGTAGATGTTCATGTGAAAGTTTTAGATTCTCTTTTGCTTATGCTGATAGAAAAAATAGAGCAATGGCTGGTGCAAACTTTCCAATATATCACAGAAGAACACCATTACCGCCATTAGGAAGGCCAAGAAGAAATCCAGAACAAATACCAGGAGTAGATAAACATTTGATAACCGCTATGGATGTGTTAGTGAGAGAAGGATTGGTTATATAGTGTTTTTTAAGTTCTAGTGTAAATAATAATGGAAAAACAATATGGCAATAAAAATACAATCTTCTTTGAATGAAATTGACGTTGAAATGGGTAATATTCTACTAAAAGAAATGAAAATAGCTGATACCCGTACAATAGAAAAAACTCAAACTCCTTTATGGGGCCCTGATAATGTTATATTAGTAGATGAACTTGAAGTAGAAGAAATATTCAGAGCTTGGTTGATAAAAAATTCAAAAAAACTGGTAGATGTACAATATCCAATTCTTGCTTATGCCCCAAATGATATTGATGAAGTTTTCTATGGTACCGGTAATCGTATACATCAATGGGAATTTCAAACAAAAGTAGAAGATGATTCATGGGAGGTTGGTGATACTGTTTGGGTTATTGATGGATTTTATAGAGGAGATCAAGGCACAATAGTAGAAATAGATGTACAAAACAAAACAGCAAAAGTAAATATGGGCGGAGATAATGTTTACGAATTTACTTTTGATCAACTAAGACCAACTGGAGATAAATTACCTAAAACTTTCAAAGCAAAACAAATTATTACTTCTTATGATTCTGTAATACTTTGTGAACAGAAACAAGAAGCTAGATATTTTATGAACAATTTTATCTTACGTTGTGCTGATGGTCAAATATGGCATCCTTTCAAATCAGATATTCTAAATGGTACTGAACTACACATATTTACAGTTTTTGGAATCCCTAATATGAAAAAATATCCAACATCTGACGCTAAACTAAAAGGTGCTGGTTATATTTATGGTGTGTCTTTTAGAACTCAAGTTTGGGCATATCTTACAGAATTTCCTCTTCCAACTGGATTTATTGAACAGATTAAAGAAAATATACATGTTGAAACCGATAACCTTGTTCAAAAAATCGTTATCAACTAATTCATACAAAACATTAATTATAAAATCTCATGTTTAATTATTTTCATGAGATTTTTTTATTTTTCGTGTAGTTCTATTTTATCAGAAGTCTAGTTTTTATTTTTATTTTGAATCCTAGTCTTTGAATGTAACGTAAACTATTAAAATTATAAAAAAGGTAATTATAATGAAATATTTAGCAAGATTCCGTGCACGTCAAGCATTGGATAAATTGAAAGAATCAAAGGCTTGGATTTGTTCTAAGAAATTGGTTCTTGAAACAGAAGAAGGTGACTTGGAAATCGAAAAAGGTCAAGAAGTTGTTTTGGGTGCTACAAAATCAGGCGATGTAGCTATCAAAGATCCAACTGCAATTGTTGTTGTAACTGATGATGAATTGGCTTCAAAAATCGTTGATGCAATGAAAAATGCAGAAGAATTGGGCGATGTCAAATTTATGGATAAACCAGCTTTGGATGCAGCATTGGATGGTGAAACAGTAGAAGATTTGGTTGCAGGCTTGGTAGACACAGAAGATGATTCTGACGAAGTTGAAGTTGCAACAGTTGACACAGAAGAAGACTCATCTGTTGAAGAAAAATGCGAAAAGATTGCAGAAAACGTAATTCCATTGACTGGTAAAGTTTTGGAATGTGAAGCTATCCAAATCGCAGAAGAAGATGGTCCAATTAATCTTGGTGATGTAACTGCAGATAATGGTTGTGCACAAGATGTTGCATCTTATGAAGAATTTACAGCAGCCGCAACATCAATCGTTCCAGGCGAAACAGAATTAGCATTAGATTCTGAAGGTAAAGTTGTTGGTTATTGGAATACAGCATCTAATACTGGAAAAGTATTTAATTGCAGTTTTGATTCAGCAGATGACATGATGAATGCAAATACAGATCCAGTTGCAGCAATGGGGCCAGCAGAATTTGAAGCAGGTTTGGATGCTGATAAATTAGAATCTGTTGAAGAAGCATTGAAAACATATGAAGAATCAGCAAAAACAGCTAAAGATTTGTTTGCAATGACAGAATCCTTGACAGGTGTTGGTTTAGACGAAAGCGCAATCGCAACAGTCGCAGGTTCATTTGTTTCTCGTAATTTGAAAGAATCTGTAACAGTTTTTGATACTAAATTAGGAAAAACAGTTGCAGCATTTAAAGAATCAGCTGATGCAAATCAATACATTGTTGAATCTGGTACTGAAGATCGCTTTGTAAAACGTTTTGTAAAATAATATTTGTAAAATTAATATAGAGCCAAGTCCGCCAGATTAGTTCTATATAATATTAGTTTTTACAGTTTCCTCTTATTCTGGCGGATAAGAGGATTTTTTATTTGCTTTTTATTGAATTTTAAGGTATTATTAAAACATGAAAAGAATATGTGAATTTTGTAAGAAAGAATATGAATGGGAAGAAGGACAACCAAACTGGACAAAAGATGATGTTGGTAATGGTAAAAACACAATAAGGTCTGATAAATTTTGTTGTTATAAGTGCGGTATAGCCGATAAAAATCAAAAAAGAAGAAACACATCGTTTAGAAAAACAGGGAGTGAGTATTATTTTCAAAGTGAAGAATTTAAAGAAAAAGCAAAACAAACAAAAATTCAACGATATGGAAATAAAAATTATTGTAATATGGAAAAAATTAAACAAACAAAAAAAGAACGATATGGAGACGAGAATTATAGCAACAGAAAAAAAGCAAAACAAACCACTCTAGAAAAATATGGTGTAGAAAATGCGTTTCAAAATGATAATATTAAAGAAAAAATAAGAAAAACTTTTTTTAAAAAATATGGTGTATATACACCAATGCGCAATGAACTTATAAAAAACAAACAACAAAAAGTTGTTGCACAAAAATATGGTGGCAAATCACCAATGTGTTCTGTAGAAATACAAAAAAAAGCAAAACAAACAAATTTAGAAAAATATAATGTAGAATATGTTAGTCAAAACAAAACTATTTATAACAAAATAAAACAAACAAACTTGGAAAGATATGGTGTAAAAATTCCAAGTCAAAATAAAGAAATTTATAAAAAATCCAAACAAACCAAAAAAGAGCGTTATGGTGATGAAAACTATAATAATAGAGAAAAAGCAAACAAAACAACAATAAAACATTTTGGCGTTACCAACCCAATTAAATCAAAAAAAGTTTTACAAAAAATTTATAACACCAAAAAGAAAAATCATACCTTTAATGTGTCTAAACCAGAAAAAGAAATAGAGAAATTATTATCAGATAAGTTTTCTGATGTAAATATTCAACATAAATCCGAACTATATCCATTTACGTGTGATTTTTATATTCCTAGTTTAGACCTTTATATTGAATATCAAGGTTTTTGGTCACATGGTGAAGAACCTTTTGACAAAAACAATCAAAAACACCTAGAAAAATTGAAAAAATGGGAAAATAATAATAGTAGTTTTTATAAAAACGCTATAGAAACTTGGACTATTAGAGATCCATTGAAACGAGAAACCGCAAAGAAGAATAATTTGAACTGGATTGAATTTTTTACATTTGAAGATTTTTTGGAATGGTACAATAAACAATAAACGCACAATTAAGTTTTTTTCAGTAGTTCTATAAATATGTAAAACTTTAGAGAGGAGCAAGCGTGAAATGTATTTAGTACGTGAGGTTAAAAACGGATTTTTTGTAGATTATAAATTAAGAGGACATTTGGTAGAATCGTTTTTTGTTACGATTACACCAAAAAAGGAATGTTCTTGTAAATACTTTGCAGAGTCCCATAATCACTATAATCATTTTCACATCAATTTAGTAGAGCGTTGGATAAGGGATGGAAAACCAAAATCAGCGATGTATGAAAAAACTAAAGATGGGAAGATAAGTGTACTATTTGAAGGAATAAAGTAATATGGAAAAACAACCACTAATCTATAAAGAATTTGAAGCTCTAATGAAAAGGTATAAACATAGGAAAAAAAATAGAATTCATAAAGAGCACGTAAATCCATTTAAATATAAAAGAGTATTTAATAACAAAGGGAAATAGATATGAGCATAATGAGAGATCGTGTTATGGAATTGCTTGAAGAAGTAGAAAGTTCAGCAGATATCATTGATACAAATACTACAAGCTGGGAAAGCAGAAAACTAGATCGTGGATCTGGTGATTTTTCTCCAGATGAGGTGACTGATTTAGAAAATATTGATCGTAATCGCATTAATCATGAACTACCAATGGATATATCTGATCACAATGAAGATTTAGATCCAGAAAAAAGAATGGTTGCAGGAATGAGCTCTATTATGATTGGTGTTTCTGAATCTAAATTTGCTCAAGATATAAAGAAAATTTTACAAGAACAAGATTGGGAAGGTGTAAAAGCTTGGAACCCAGATCTTCGTATTGCCGCTTATCAAGTAAAACGTGCATTAGATCAATCATGCCCAGAAGTAAAGGGTATTCAGGTTGTTGAAGAAGTAACCGGTGCTTTAGGTGAAGGTATGGCATTTGAAGTTCAAGGTGGTGTTGATTGGGATAAATATGATAAAGATCAACAATTACCAAAAGAAATAGATGTAGAAAATACAAAATTAGAATTGAAAAAAGAAGATGATGGTAGAATTTTCTATGTTGTAAAAGGTACTAATTCTAAATTTCCAATTCCAACAGATGATGCATTATAATAATGGATAAATGATGGAAGACTTCAATATAGACGATTATAAAATCAAATTTGGTGCAGAAATGACCTATCGTGATGCTGTAGATCATTTAGAACGTATGATAAAATGGTTAGAAGATACACATAAGAATCATTTTTTATTGGATATAGCAAGACAATTATTAGAAGATGCCAAAAAAAGCAATCCAGATGATCAAGCAGATTTTGCAACAGTCAATTTTATTGAAGATTTTGGTAATCCAGATATGATGACAAAATTAGAAGATACTTGTGATTGGGTTAGAGCAAATAGTACATATAGTATGAGAGATGTTCCAGAATCTGCTCCTTCTAAATTTCGTGCATTATGTGAAGAGGAAATAGCTAAATTCAAAAATGTTCAGGAATAAAGTAGAACAGATTTTGAAAGAGTATGATGACTTCAAGCCTGGAGATTTAGTCAGGCTTGATCTTTGGTTTGGAAGGGTATTAGAGCATATTCAACCAGACATGTATAAAGTTTCAGTTGCTACTCCAGATGGTATAAAAACAATGGAAGTATCAAAAGACAAAATGGAAATATCATACCCTATTGAAGTTGCTATGAATTGGAATGGAACTGGTGGAAATACAACTGATATATTGACAGATGAAGAGTGGGAACAAATAAAAGCTAATCATCCAACAATATATGAGAATCAATTAAAAAATATAGCTACCAATACAAATTATGGGAGCTTATTAAAAGATTGGATTTTTGAGTTCTTAATGAGTGAAAAAAATCCAAAAAAAGGAAAACCAGAAAACGTTATTGATGCCGTAAAAGATGCAGATTTTGGGCCAATAATGAAATATGTAAAACCTGGTGAACAACTGCATGATGCTATTATAAGACTATGGAAAGAAGCCTTATATGTAACAGAAGATAAAAAGAATGTTTTTATGTCATACTAAAGGAAAACAACAATGACATTTATAAAAAAACAAAAATTAGTAGAAGAAATAAAAGAAGAACCAGTAGTAGAAACAATTACTGAATCCGTAGAAGATAATTTACAAAGTGCACTGTTAGAAGTTGTTGCTGATGAATTATCTTATGTTGCTAAACTAAACCGTATGATTGAATTAGCAGAACAAGCAGAAAAAGATGATTTAGTTACAGCATTGAAAAAATCTCGTGCATCTATGAAAACAAATATTGCAGAAGTATACGGTAAAGGTAAAAAAATTCTTGGTTTAGTTGAAGAAAACGAAAAAGAAGAAAAAGAAGAAGTTACTGAAGCTGTTGATCCTTCTAAAATGTATGACGGTGAAAAAGTTGCAGATATTATTTCAGATTATACAGTTGATTTTATAGGAACAGAAGCAGCAAATGATTTAGAAATGATAAGTCAAAGTTTTGTTTATGGCCAAGATTATACAGCTGAACAAATTGATAATGAACTAAATAAATATCAAATAGACCCACAAGTACGTGAAGCTATTGAAACAGAAATATCTCAACTTCCAGACGCAAAACAATCAAGACAACAAGAATTCAAATCAGATATAGACTCAGATATAGCAACTTTAGAAAGCATAAAAGACAGTCTAACAACATTTGCAGCACAATCACGTTTAACAGACCTTATCCTAAATCTACAAAATATTGAATATAATGGTGATGCTGGTGTGGTCTGGGGTAAAAATGATTATGGCCAAAACAAGGGAACAATTATAGCTTAAGGATGTAAAATTATGGCATTTCGTGAATTAGTAGTCGAAGCAATCAAAAAATCTACAATAATGGCTAATAGTATAGTTCGCCGTATGAATGTAGCTGAATGGAAAAATATAGCACGTATGACAGAAATGGATGCGGATTATATTTCAGATCTAGCTTCATTCCATATGCCGTCTTTTGATGATCTTAGTGATGACGAAAAACAAGAAGTAGTCGAAAAAGTATGGAATAAACTAAAAGCAGGCGAAAAACCAGATGAAGTAATGGAAGCTAACCCAGAAGAAACACCATTATCACAAAGCGAATTAAAACAAAAAATTATAGACTACGTAAAACAAAATGGCGCAGTATTATATCCTTTAGAACAAGCAGCAGAAGAATTAGCACAAACATTATCAACAGCAGAAAAGACTGAAGATAAACAAGAAAAATGTCCATGCTGTGGTAAATCTCCTTGTGAATGTGACCCTGATTGTGATTGTAAATGCAAAAAAGAAGATATTGATAAAAAAGTAATTATTCACACAACAAATGGTAAAGTAGATTATATTGAACAAGGATGCTACATGCCAAATGGAATTTTTATTAGCGATGCTGGTGTAAATTTCGATAAAGGTTTTGTCGGTATGGATCCTGAAGAAGCAAAACAATCATTGATCAAATTCTCTCGTTATCCTGCTGAAAAAATTATTATTGAATCAGTTATTAAAGAAGCTGTTATGAACGATATTCCACATGAGATTGATGATCAAATTCATACATTGAAAGATATGAGATTTGAATTAGAACAAACAAAGAAAAATTGGAACATAGCTGGAGTAGAAACACAACCTATGGATCAAATACTAAAAGATATTGATGGTCTAATTGCAAGTTTATATCATAATGGCGCAGTAATGGCTGATGATGAACTAACTAAAGAAACATCTAACGAAAAACCAGAAGAACAAGAAATAGAAAAAGAAGAAGAATAACTCTATTTAGAACAACAAAAAAACCAAAAATCTTGTGAGTTCTATAGATAAGAAATTGTAACAAATAAGGATTATAAAATGGCTTTGTTGAATGCAAATTTTCCAGGTGTCTATCCATCTATCACTGATTTATCTCAAGTGGTAAATGCAAATTCTGTAACTTCATGTGCATATGTTGGTGAAGCAGAATTTGGACCAATCAATACACCAACACTTATAACAAACAAAAAAGGTTATATTGATCGTTTTGGTGAAATAAAATCTAAATACGGTTATATGGGTTATTCATTGGCTGTTGCTTCTGATTCAATTGGACAACACTATGTAGTACGTGTTGTAAATGAAGAAACAGCTCGTTATGGTTTGGCAGCTATTCCTTTATATGGAAAATTTGATTGGACAGGAACTCAAGAACAATATGATGATCAAAATATAGCAGTATTGCATCCTGAATGGAATTGTTACATTACAGATAAAGAAGCCAGTGGTGAAGTAGATGGTTATACAATTAGCAACATCAAAATGGCAGATAAAGATTCTGGTGCTTTGTTTGTAACAGAAAACGGTGATGAAATTGTTTATGATACCGATTCTGCATTTAGAGTTGTTTCTAATAATCCAAACAATAAAGATATCAGAGTAGCAATATCAGATTCAACAATAAACACCAACAAACAATATAAATCCTTAAAGACTACACAAGTTGAAACAGAAGAAGTAGGTCAATATAAAGTAAGAGTTACAATCTCTGAAGAAGGAAAAATTGAAAAAGGTGATACAATATTTGTTACATGCCCAGATTGGAATACAACAGATCAAACAACAGGTAATGAAATAGTATATAATAAAAAATTTACTGTAAGTGGTATTGAAAAAACATATTACTATACAGGAGTTCCAGAAGATAAGGGACAAAATTATCATGTTGGAGATAAATTAGTATTACTTGGTGCTACATTAGATACTACACAAGAACAATTACAAGTTGAAGTTACAAAAGTTAATGATCAGGGTGGAGTAGAAGAAGTTGTTCCATTGACAGGATCTGATTATAACAAATTGGTTCCACCTTCTGAATCTGGTGAAGAACAAAAAACAGCGTTTGATACTGTAACAACTTCAACAGGTACAGGTTGTTCAATAAAAATTATCAATAAAGAAAAACAAGATGTGGTTGCTTATATTGATACAGAATTACATGATAATATAGGTGATGCTAACTTATCAATTTTGAAATATCCAGAATTAAGCGAAACAACATTCTCTGTAAGAGTTATGGAAGTCAAGGATAAAGTTGTTGAAACAGTGGAACAATTTAATTATGTAACATTGTTTGAAAATCAAGATCAATATGGCAATTCTACATTTATTGAAGATGTAATCAACGGACGTTCTACATATATCAAAGTTTATGCAAATCCTTATACAGAAGAAGCAAACCCAATTCCAGCATATGATACATACAGAGTTGCTCATGCAACATCTGGAAACTCTCCAACAATGTCTGAATTGGTAAAAGGTTGGGATTTATTCAAAGATCGCACACAAACAACAGTTACTTTATTGATGAACTGTGGTTATATCAATGAAGCAGAAAACAGCTATCAAAATGCAATGTTAGAAGTTGCAGAAAAACGCCGTGATTGCTTCTGTTTATTTGATGTTCCATCTACAGCAACAGAATCTGATGCAGTATTGGATTGGAGAAAGAATTCACAAGGCTTCAACACATATCGTGGTGCAGTATTTACTCCTTGGGTAAAATCATACGATTCTGTAAATGGTAAACGTAATTTCAACATGTGCCCATCAGCATATATTGCAAAAATTATGGGTGCGGCTGGAAAACCATGGGTCGCTGCAGCTGGTCCAAATCGTGGATACTACACATCTTCAGTTGTTTCTCCAACAGGATTGACAGCTTACTATGATGAAGAAACAGGTGGTGAATTATATAAGAATCAATTGAACTGCGGAATCAAGGATGTGGCAGGATATGCAAACTGGGGTCAAAAAACATTACAAATGAAACCATCAGCTTTGGATCGTATCAATGTTGCACGTACAGTTATTTATATTGAAACAACATTACGTGAAGCTGCAAGATATCATTTGTTTGAAAATAATACAGCATTTGAACGTATGCAGATCACATTACAATTCAATCAATTCTTAGATGAAGTTGTAAATGGTGGTGGTTTGACTCGTTATGAAGTTATTTGTGATGATTCAAATAATACTCCATATGTTATCCAAAACAATCAGTTGGTAATAGATATTTATATATGGCCAGTATACACAACAGAATTTATAGCTTTGAATACAATAGTTATGGGTGCAGATGCAGATATTTCAATTACATCAAACCAATAATAAAGACAACTAAAGGAAAATAAAAGATGAGTATTCATACAGTTAAAGATATAAATAACTTAAACGATCCAATAAAACAGTTTTTGGTTGATTTCGTTATTGATATTCCAACTCAATGCTTTCCAAATGGATTTGCTCAACAATTAGAACTTCGTGCACAATCATTTAGTTTTCCAACAATACAAATGGATGCCACAGAAGTTTGGTGGGGTGGCCACAATCGTCAATTCGCTGGTAAACAAACTCGTCATGGTGATTGGAACGTTACATTTACAGAAGTTTGGTCTGGAGATGTTATTGATGGTTTCAAAAAATGGATGAATTTGGCTCATAATTTTACTGGTGGAACAGTTGCTACACATGAAATTTATATGAAAAGTGCAGTAGTAAATTTGATGAACCCTTCATTGTATACACCAGGGTCAGAAGGCTCAGCAGGATTAGCAAAACAAGTAACATTGAAATATTTATACCCAACACAGGTTCAAGTAGATGGTTCAATCAATCCTTCTAGCTCAGATCCTGTAAATATGGGTTGTACTTTCCACTATTCATACTTCTTGATTGGAGATGAAAAAGAATAAAACAGACATAAATTTTCTTTCATAAAATTCCATTGCTTTTCTATAGTTGTCTGTTCTCCCCATTAGTAATAAGTAAACTAGTGGGGATTTCTGTTTAAATTACAAGTTCTATTAAATGTTACAAAATCTCCCCAAAAAGAAGTTTATAAAATGGCATTAACACAAGTAAGATCAATAAATAATTTATCAGATCCATTAAAACAATATCAATGTAAATTTCACATCTCTCATGGTATGGGTACTGCCTTAGTTGGTGGAATGGTAAGAAAAGAAGATTTTGAACTTAGAGCAACATCTTGGACATACCCTGGAACAGTAATAAAAACAGTTGATACAGTTATTTTTAATCATTATAGAAGAAGACCATCAATTCAAGATAAATCAGGTGTGTGGAAAGTTACTCTAACAGAAGATATGAAAGGTGGTGTTTTACAAAGTATTCAAGACTGGTGTGATCTAATAATGAATCCAGTAACCGGTGTAATGATGCCCTCTGAATTTTATGTTAGTATGGCAAGTGTAGAAATCTGTGGTCCAAACATGCAAAGCAATAAAACAATATATTTAAGAGGTTTCTACCCAATAAGAATACATGAAATAAAAATAGATACAAGTAGTTCACAGCCAGTAAGTGTAGATGTTGAATTTAATTATGATTGGTATTCTGAGAGTAAATTATTAGGTTTATAGTATGTCATTTAGTCCTATTATTTATGAACATCCTGAGCTAATATTGAGACGTAGACATTATGGTGGAATGGTAATAAAACATTTGGATGGTGCACCTAATGTAAAAAAAATAAAAATAACAAGCAAACCTCCAGAAGAATATAGATACAATAGAAGACTTTATCAACAAATAAAACAAGAAGGATTACTCCCTGTTGAAAAAAAAGTATACAAAAGAGTAATTACTGATGATATGAAAGGCACTGATGTTGTTGAAGTGGAAGCAGATAGAGGAAACCTTGCAGTAACATATACAGATAAAGATGGTAATGTAATTGTAAAACAAGGTGGCAATAAAGCTTGGAGAACAAATAATCCTGGTAATCTTAGTTTCTCATCATTAGAAAAAGCAAGAGAAGCTGGTGCAATTGGTATTTGGGAAGATAGTGAAGGACATAAATTTGGCATATTTCCATCAGAACAAGCTGGCGAAAAAGCACTAAGAGAAAAACTCAAAGAAAGAAGATTCTCATATAGAAGTGATGGCTCAAAAAGAAATATAGCTGATATGATAGAAGAAGTATATGCACCTTCATCTGATAATAACGACTCTCGTGGATATGCAGAATTTCTAAGAAGTCAATATGGCGTAGATGTACATAATAAATCCGTAGAAGATCTAAGTAATGATGATTTTGATAGATTAGTTCACGGAATAGCAGCAAGAGAAGGAAACAAACAAGGACAATTAATAACAAGAAAAAGATAGTTCTATATAACATAAAGGATTGAATATTGAGTTTACGATTTAGGTCACAATTAAGTGTTGATTTGATGCCAGATGAACAAATTGATAATCGCTGGGAAGTCATCATGCCTAAAATGAATTTATCCGCTAGAGCAATGAGTTATCCTTATTATCCAATTGTAGAATCTATACATTTTGCTCCATTAGGATTCAAAAATTCAACAAACGTAAGAGCAGTAACAACTTATTATAATGTACCAGTAGACAAAGAAGATGCAAAAGAAGCAAATATAACTATGTATTGTGATACTGGTATGCTTGCTCAATATTACATAGAAGCTTGGAAAGATAAAATGTTCAATAAAGAGCATGAATTTTATTATTATCCATCAGAATATAAAAAAGATATAGTAGTTTTATTTTATGGGGCAGGATCAGCAGCACCAACAGCAAGATTTCTTTTAAAGGGTTGTTATCCAATATTACAAAGCGATTATGAACTTCAATATAATAGAGATCCAAAAAGAGTAAAAATAACACAAAAATTCAATGTAGATAGAGTAGTAATAGATGAAAAGTACGCTACATTGGCAATTATCTCAACATTTGTATCAGGAAATCCATTAGGCATATTGAGTGATACAGCCTTAGCAGCAACAACAGATGTAGCTTTTGGAGGTGCAACTGGATTTTTTGGTAACGGTGGTGGAGATAGTAATTTTGGTGTTGGTGTAAACAAATAAACAAAAGGAGAATCTAAATGATAGAAGCAGAATATTATGATGTAGACTTACCTGGCAAATTGAATTATCCACAAGATGTAAAGGTATCAGTCAAAAAAATTACACCATTTGAACAGAAGAAATTTTACTCTCAAATGGTAAACGCTCAAAATGAAGAAGAACAAGATAAAGTAGTTAGGGATTTTATAAAAGGATTAGTAAAGTGTGAAAATATAACTTTTGAAGAACTTTACTATCCAGACTACACTTTTTTACTTTATCAAATTCGTGAAGTAACTTATAAATTATTTCCACTAAAGTATTATTTCACATGTCCAGATTGCGGTCAAAAACAAAGTGTAGAAATAAAAATAAGTGATCTACAAATAGATACTTTAGATGAAAAAATGAAAGATACTATTGAGCTAGATAATTTTGGTGAAGTTGCTATAAGATTTAAAACAATACAAGATGACGAAACTACTACAAAATTCCTAAAAAGCAAAGGTGAAAATCCAACAGACATATTTATGAGAATTTTAGTTGTTGAATTATTATTATTGAGTAAATGGCAACCACTAGAAGAAACTTGGGAAATGGCTAAATCAGGACAAATTACAGCTCAAGATATTACAAGAATAGAAGAATTTATAGCTAAAAATAATTGGGGTGTAAAAGAAGAAGTTCACGGAAAATGTTATAAGTGTGGTAAGGAGGTGGCAGAGAACTATTCTATAGACCCTGCTAGCTTTTTTTCCACTAATAACGATTGAATCAATACTTGAGCGTGAATACTATTTGATAACTGAAATGCATATGTCTTATAGTGATATAGAATCAATGCCAATGGAATATGTTGAGTGGTTCTATAGAAAAGATTACTATGAGAAAAATAGAGATAGAGATAGTGAAGACGCTGTAACAGGATTGTAATAAAAATGGCTACAAAAATATCAGGTATAAAAGGTATAAATATTTCTAAAGCATCAGTACTGAAAGATGGTAGTAAAAAAACCAACACAAATGATAGCTTTAGAGATACTTCAAATGGTACTACAAGGGATAATTCAAATAATCCCAGTGCCCTTGATGCAGCCATGATAAAAATGCTTCTTGGTAATACTGAGCTAATGGCAAAAAAAGCTGAAGAAATAGAAGCTAATATGAAGAGGAGAGAGAGAGAAGAAGAAAGACGTGAACAAGAAAACACAAGAAGAGAAATAGAACGTATAAAAAGAGAAGAAGAAAGAGAAAGAAATAAAAACGAATACCAAGAAAAAAGAGCATATGGAAAATTTGAAGGTTATTATAAAAATGTAAATAATGGAATAGTAAATTCTTTATTGTCAGGATTGGTTGGTCCAGCTGGTGTGTTACTTGGAAAAGGACTAAATGCTGCTGGATTACCTTTAGAAGAGCTTACCAAAAGAGGAATATTCAAAGCCGGTAGAGGAATTAGAAATTTATTTACCGGTAGAAGAAATATAAATGAATATTCTGAAAATAATAATGCATTAGATATAAATAAAAGAGAAATGGCTGCAAAGCCTATAAATGATTTTAGGATAGAAGTTTCATCAAAATTAGATACAATAATACATCTTTTAGGAGGAGGAAAAGGCAAAAAATCAGAAGGAGATAATGAAAAAAGCGAAAAGAAAAAAAGTTGGCTTGGGAGATTATTAGATAAATATTTACCAATAGGATGGCTTGGAAAATTATTACGTTTCTTTGGTAAAAAATTACCATATATTGCTGGTATTGGTGCAATGGGATATGGATTCCATAAGCTATGGGATTATGTGAAAAATAAATATGGAGAACACTTAGCAAACGGAGCTGTTTCTGGAGCTGCACAAACAACAAAAGCAGTTTTGGGTGGTATAGGAAAAGGCTTAGAAAAAACAGCAGAAACATTAAATATATTCAAAAAAGGTGTGTTAGCAACTAAAACAACAGGTGCAACTGCGAAAATTCTAAATAAATTAGCTAGTGGTGGTAAAATTGGAAACTTCCTTTTTGGAAAAGCAGCAGCAAATGCAACAAAAACAGCAAGAGCGGCATCAATTGCTAGGGCATCTGGTAAACTCAATGGTGCCGGAAAAGCATTGTTGGGTGCTGGTAAAACAGTATCAAAATTAGGTAAAGCAGCGGGTGTTGTTGGTAATGTAGTTGTTGCTGGTGAAGCTGGTTTTGATGCCTACAATAAATTCAAAGCAGGAGATAAAAGAGGAGGATACGGAGCAATTGGTAGAGGTGCTGGTGCTATAGCTGGCGGAGCTTTAGGTACGTGGGGAGGTGCTGCAGCTGGGGCAGCAATTGGTAGTGTTATTCCAGTTGTTGGTACGGCTATTGGTGGATTGATTGGAGGTATTTTAGGATCATTTGGTGGTAGCTGGCTTGGTTCAAAAGGTGGGGAAGCACTTGGGAAAGCTGGTTATGATTTAGCCACAGGACAAACAAAAACCGAAGGACAATATACAACAGAAAACACTAAAAATTATGAATCTCTACAATTACAAAACAACGCTGTTAGTACACAAAATGAAATATTAAATACACTTAGACAAATAGAATATAATCTAAATCCAACAACCCAAAAAGAATTAGATAAGTCATATTTAGATAATGCACAAAGAATGTTTGACACACCACCTGAACCAATAGATATATTCAATAATAACATGGGCGGCTTTGGAATGTCTTTAACTGGTAATGAAGGCCTATTTAAGTAATTATATTGGAGAAAAAAATGGCAACACCACAATACACATCAATATTGAATTCGCTTGATTATGGAGAAGGTTTAGGTGATTCAGGTAAAATATGTAAAATAACAGATCAAAGCATATTATCAGGGCCAAATTGGTTACCAAACCTCACTGGTGATTTTGAAGATACAAGTAAAAGATGGTATTGTTTAGATTTATTGGGAAAATACCATAAAGGATCTTTATTAAAACAATTTCATGCATTAACTTTTTATTTTAGAAATACAAGAACAAATCAAAAAGCAATAATTACCTCTATGTTGCCTGAAAGTTTAACTTATTCAATAGGAGGTGTTTATGGTAACCCAATAAATTTATCAGGTGGAGACACAGTAAATGCTATATCTCAAGCTTTTACTGGTGGTAATGTTTCTTTTCAAATGGCTGTAAATACATCATTAATATGGCAAAAGCCAAAAACAATGGAAATTGTGTTTAGAATTCCAATATTTGACGATTCAAATGATGGAACAAATATAAATTATCAAGAAGCTATTGATTTGTTTGGAGAAGCGATATTGCCAAATGTAGCAAGAAATGGAACATATGAAAGTGTACCAGGACCAAGTGTAGTAACAGCACTAAACTATAAAGCAACAAGTGGTAAAAAACAAAAACTTTCATCCACAATGGCAACTACGATGAATAATGGAGAAGAGTTTTCAAAACAAAATCTTAAAGGTGAAAGTACATTATGGGACAGAATAAGTGTTCAAGTTGGTGGATTATTACTTTTAGATTGGTGTGTAATAAAAGATTTAAAAGTAACATTTCCAAACACGAAAGCAATGGTTTTACATGATTTTAGAAAAACAAAAAATAAAAACACAAACGAAATAGACTCAACAAACAAATCACTTAAACAAGGTAACAATTATAGAGTTCATTTACAACCATTACAGGCAGAATTAGAAGTTACCGTAGCCACAGTAATGGGCGTAACGAGAGCCACATTTAAAGATATGTTGTATCAAGTAGAATCTAAAAAAGTTGGCTACGATGAAGAAAAAGAAAAAGGTATAATTACAGAAGCAGAAGCAGAAGAAATGCGTAAAAATGGAGCTTCGGTTGTTTAGCAAAATAATATATAAAACATTAGGATATTATGATGAATAAATTAAACTCAGATTCTTTTTTAGATTTCTCATATTGGTTTTCAACTCTAATACAAGACAATAACGGTGTTACTGTAACCGACATCAATGAAGGTATTAGAAAATTAATACCAAATATGATTGATCAATTAAACAATACTGATAATGAACACACTAGATTTATGGTTCCAGATTGTCAAATTGGTATGCCTGATGTTGCTGCAAAAACTTTTTATAATAGTGAATCAGCTTGGTGGTATTTGTGTTTAGGTAACCAGATAGTAAATCCATTCAAAGAATACAATAATGAATTTTTATATTATGCATTTACTATATCTATTTTATCTGCACACGATATAGACACAAACAATAATACAAATAGTAAATCTAAAATTGGGACAGTTATAGAGTTGAACTAATATGATAATAAATGACTTATATGATGTTAGTATTATTTTAGGAAACATTGAATTATTAGACAGTGGAGTTGCATCAAAATTAAACTGTAAAATAGTTGAATCTATTAATAATAGTGTTCCAATATGCAAGATAACTTTTTTATCATCAGAAGATTTTTTAGATAATTTTCCAATAGTTGATGGTGTAAAACTAACAATAAACATAAAATCTGAAGGGTTGAAAATAAATGAAAAATATAACTTCAGAGTATCTAATGTTGCAACTGCTCCTGTTAATAATAATATGATGTATTCTTTAGATTGTATTATTGATTTTTATGAATTATTTAGAGCACCAATAAAATACAGCATGAATAACAACTCTTCTGAAGTATTTAAATTTGTAGCAGAACAGAATAATTTGATTAGCAGTATATATCAAAGTAACGATAAACAACTTTGGGCACCATCAGAAACTAATTTAGGTCAATGGTTGAGTTATATAGCTATGCATGCTTGGTCATCTCCACAATCAGGTTTTTATTGGTTTATGAATAGGACTAAGAATTTCTTTTTTATAGATATAGATAGATTGATATATGAAGCTAATAAAAACATTGCAAAATTCTATTATGGTGATTTGAGTGGTGATGATATAGATAACAGAATAATTAGGTATAAAAACATAGCTATAAAAATGAATTCAGGAGAAGAGAATTTATTTAACAGTGGATATAATGGTAACTGTGAGCATTTTGATTTATCTTCTTATACAACAAAAATAACAAATGCAAACAAGGTACGTGCAGTAAGTGAGATAGTAAATATAAATAAAGAATTATCACAAGGACTAGGAAAGAACTTTTTACCTTTTGACATTGGTAATCATCATAAGAATTTCTTTTTAGCAGAAGCACAAAATAGAAGAGTTTTATCTACATTTTCTACTTATGTTGCTTTGACTTGTGAATTATTTAGGCCAGTGAAATTATCTCAAGTATGTACAATAAGAGCTATGTCACCAAGTCAATCCAATGGAAATATAAACACATTCAACATTAAATATATAATTAATAAAATAATCATAAACATAAATAGTTCTACAGTAAATATGGGTGTTGAATTATGCTCACAAGGTTATAACGGAAAAAGTACAGAGAGCTATTAATAATGAAAACTCAAGCTAAGAATATAAATGTTTTTACAAATCCTTTTAGCGTTGCCACAGTAGTTGATAATAATGATCCAGAAAACTCATATCGTGTAAAAGTTAGAGTTGATATAATACACGAAAATATACCTGATGATCAATTACCTTGGGCTGCTCGTGTTGGTCCAACTTTTATGGGGTTTGGTGATGCAGATATAGACCACGCAGTACCAGAAGTAGGAACAAAAGTATTAACATTGTTTGTGGCTAATGATCCAAATTCCATATTATATCTTGGTTGTCTATACAAAAACAATTCAGCTACACCATCAGGAGATAAATATTTAGGATCTTATGGTATATACACTAAAAAAGGTGATTTTATAGGTATAGATAAACTTTCAACAACTTTCAAAATGATATATGAAGGTAAAATAGACATATCAAAAATTACAGAAGCAACAATCAGTGTAGATGGACCAATAAACATAACCACAACAGGTGGAGCAAAAATAACTGGTGATATTAGAGTATCTGGAGAATTACTTGTAGAAAAAGATATTACAAGCATGCAAGAAGTAAAAGCTATGGGTGGTGCAAACACATTGAGTAAACATATTCATGGCGGTGTATTCCCAGGTCCAAGTTACACAGCAGCACCAATGGGATAATAAAATGTCAGTAGCAGATCTTACACCACAAGAAGAAGCTAAAAAAGCTAAAAATATTTTAGAGAGAGCGCAAGAAACCTTACAAAAAATACAAGAAGCTATACAAGAAAAAATACAATTAGTGCAAGATATGGCTACAGGCGCAATAAACTCTATTAGTGGATTGAATTTACCTGATTTAGAAACAATAAAAGAGGCTTTGGTCGCAGCAGTAAACGCACCAGCTGAATGTGCAGAAGCTGTTCAAAATATGGCAAATAAATTAGCTACTGCTGTTCAAAACAAAATAAGAGACACATTAGGATTAGATCAACCAAGAGTCCCAACACAAAACGAAATGATTAGTGCTATTGATGATGAAATGGAAAGACAAAAAGATGCGCCACCTGATCCACCAACAACAACATAAAACATATTAGAAAAACCCATAATAAACATTGAAAAATATAGTTCTATCTAATAGTATAAAAAACAAAAAATTCCCAAAATGTATATAGATCTAAATGTATCTTTTTCTTCAACCAATAGTCAGTATGTATATCTTGAAGACACTAAAGATATCATACAGTCATTGGAGAGATTATTTAACACAAAAATTGGATCAGTACCATTTAACAGATCTTATGGGTCATCTTTATGGAATTTATTATTTGAAAACGATGATCTAGAAACTTATCAAATAGCAATGTTAATCTATCAAGAAATACAGTTATGGGAACCAAGAATAGACTTATCACCTGCAGATATTGGAGTAATAAAAACAGATGAACATACTTATGATATTAAAGCTGTTTTTAGAATTCCCGAATTAAATAATATAATTGGACAAATAACATCAACAATAACAGAATAATACCATGAAACTAGACTCAATTATTTATGATACTAACACTTTAGCTTCTACAATAAGTGAAAAACTACAAAATGAATCACCTACATTTAAAGCTATGTACCCATCTGAAACCTCAACAGCTCTAGTAAATCTTTTAGCTGGTTATGGTTCGATGCTTCAATATACAATAGTTTCTTCTTTGGCAAATTGTTATACTGATACTGCATTTTCTCCATCGGCAATATATCAATTAGCAGAAACATTAGGTAATAGACTTCATGGTAATGTATCTTCTAAACTATATTGCAACATAACAAGAACAAATCTAAAAGGTAAAAGCAATGTAGTTATTCCTTCCAATAGTGTTTTCCAAGTTGAAGGTCTACCATTCTTTAACGATAGTCCAATTGTTTTTCCTAGAGATATAAATGTTGTAAACAATGTCCTACTTACTCAAGGTGAATACATTACAGTAGAAGAATATACAAGTGGAGTTGCTGGAGAAAAAATATACTTCTCAAGCGATTTTAAATGTAATATGAATATGGTAAAAGTATTTATAAATGAAACAGAATGGGATACAGCTGAATCTTTTTTACCACTAAATTCTATGACATTAATTGATCCAGAACAAGCTCAAACTGTGTTGTTAAAAATGTCTCCTGATGGTCGTGCTTATATTAAATTTGGTAACAATTCAAATGGAGCTTTACCAGTAGCAGGGTCAAAAGTAAGAATAGAATATGTATCAAACGAAGGTGAAAATGGTAATATTGAAAAAAACAATATGAACATTCAACTAATGACACCTATATATGTATATGATAATTCAGTAAACACACTTCTAACAGTTGATATAACTTCTGCACAACCATCTTATGGCGGATACAATACACAAAGCTTGGAAGTATTAAGAGAATCTAGCCCATATATCTTCGCATCTGGTAATAGAGCTGTTCGCAGAGACGATTATAAAGCATTGTTACTAAATAAATGTGGTTATATATCTGCAAATGTGTGGGGTGAATATGAAGAAGCAGAAATGCATGGTGGATATGATAAAATCATGATGAACATGGTTTATTATACTGGAATAAAAGAAATTCAACAGTATGATTATAGACCAATGGGAGGATTAGATCTAGGTGAAACACAAGATGTGGTAAGTGAATATGATCCAGTATTATTTTCAAATGTTTTAGGTAACATTAAAGGATTTCGTGGATCTTATGAAATAGATTTGATGAATAAATTAGATGATTCTTCTTATATTAGATATTCAGACAAAAAAGGTAATGGTATTTTAGTTTGTGATCCAAGTGATAATGGTGAATGGAAAATAGATGCTAATGAATTATATCCATATAATGATTCATATGAATTATATAAAACACAAAGAGATTATTTTTCTGCTGAATGTTTACAACCTGTAGATGATTCAGAAGGAAATAGCAATGATGCAAGATATTTGTTTGATATAAGTGATCCAAATGAATTTCACTCTAGTGGTTGTTATTCTGATGGGGAATCAGGAAGAGATTATATTTCAATGAAAATAGGTTTCGATTCTCCATTACAAATAAATATTATGTTTCCACAACCAACTGCAATATCAATGTTCGCTTTCAAAACACCAAAAGATCCAGATGATATAGGAAGATTCCCAGGAAATATTGCTGTTTATGCTTGTGATGATCCAGCTGCAGAAACTGAAAATATAAAAAATAATAGCGAATGGACAAGAATAGTTGAAATGCAAAAATTGCACATATCTGGAGACACAAATGAATGGAGTGATTGGGTTACAACAGAACTTTATAATCCAAATGACACAACATTGTTACCAGATAATGGATGGAAAAAATTCAAACGTTACGTTATTGAAATCTACACATTACAAGATCAAAATCTTATGCAATGGGGTGAAGAGGGTACTGATATTGGAAAGTGTTTTATTGGAAAAATGAAATTTATGTTAGATAAAATGAAATCCAATAGATATGCTTGGGGTATGATGGATGAAAATGAAGATAATCCAGAATTATTTTATACTGTATCAACAGAACCACCTCAATATGCTTGGAAGAAAGATGATACTATAATTTACACTGTTGCGGAAATATTTGATGAATCTTATAGAAAAGTTGCTTATAATAGTGGTGGATACGAAGTTGGAACAGTTTCTTCTTGGATATTAGATGTAAACCCTAAAAAGATTACTGTTAGTGGTTCAAGCGACACTGAAATATCTGGACAATATATTAGATATACTGATGGTGATAAAGTTACAGATAAACAAAACAAAATATATAATGCAGAATTACATCTAATGTGTGATAATGGTGGTAAACCACTAGTATTAACTGGAATCAAAAAATATAATAACACTTATTACTATCTAGAAATAAAAGATGCAAATGGTAATTGGATATCTGGAGAAACACCAAGTACAGATTCGATACATACAAAAAGAAATGAGTCTTTAGATTTAGTGGATGATAATAAAGTATTAGATCACAAAACCTCAACCATAGATTACGAAAATAATTCATTAGTAGATTTATGTATTCCAAAACTAAGAGATGATATGAAATGTTTTGAATATATAGAAGAAATAACTGGATTAACAGCAGCGAATGGATACAGAACAGGCGATGTTTTATATTATGCTTTTGATAATGGATTATTTGCAAACATTAAAGTAACAAACATAAACATAGAGAACGGTTATGTAATAAGTATAAACAGTTCAAAAGGTGCATTAATAGACACTGAAAAAGCCCAAACTGGCAACCAAAAATTAGAAGTTTCTGGTGTTGATTTACAATATGTTTATGGATTTGGTGGTGGATCAGGAGCAAAACTAACAATAAGCTCTAATGACAATATTGGTGTTTATGGTACTTTTACAGGAAATGCTTATAGTACAGCAACAGCTCAAAACGTTGATTCTCCAATTATAGAAGAATACAATCATTTTACAACATATATGGAATTCAAACAACCTAGAGTAAAAAATGTTCAAATAGAGGTAAGTGTTGAGTATAAAGACAGTTATAATTATAAAGACACAAAGAAAAAAGTAGAAGAAGCAATTTACAGCGTGTTCAACATTACTCCATTTTATGTTGGTAAAAGTTTAAATGTTGCAGATATATGGGAAGCAATAAACAATGTAGCCGGTGTAAAAAGATTTATAGTAAAAACACCAGTGGACAATATAGAATGTGAACCATACGAATTCATAACTTTACAACAAAATGATCTAATTATAAACGACATATTTAATGAAGAATTTAAATAATGACTGATATAAATAAAATCTATGTAAATAGCAATATAATAATACAAAATGGATATAGCAATTCTTTATGTTTTGTTGATGGATATGCCATAGATAAATCAAAATATGCAAT